CATTATCCGTGAACGGTGATCGTGTCGTATAGCACTTTGACTTTGACCATGCGATACTCAGTCGCATCGAGCCCATCAACTTCAAGAGACGGGACATAACAGTTGTGCATGGTGTAGTACAGATCAGGAACTATGCAAATGAATTTTGGAGCAAGTCCTTCACGCTGGCCTTCCATCTGGTCCTCCAATAGACGAAACAGCGTTGATGTTGGTTCATCAATGGAGCAAGGGTCGTCTTGGACCAGACCAAAGGTAATTTCAACTGGCTCGTACGTGTGTCGTCCCGGAAGCGTAATACGACCATTGTATTGCTCAATCTCAACCATTTCTATGGAAACGCGCGGTACGCTAACGCCCAAAACGTTAAATCGACGATAGGTCATAAGCTGACCTAAGTGAAGGAAGTCGATAATCATTCGTATGGGAGCTCCACTAATTCCACACCCATTTCTTGTGCATAGGTCCTAACACGAACAAACGCATCGCCCCATCGTGTGAGTTGTTCAGGGGTTGCTTGTGGAGCTACAAAACGAACAATACCTCGCTGTACCATTTGTACAAAGCAGCGATCACACGACATAAACGGCCATGTATACAGCGTATAACCGTGTAGAGCTTCCCTTGCAAAGTCAGCCGCATTCACTTCGCAGTGAATGATACGGCTGTATTTCTCGTCTCGATTTGAATATAGTTCAGGTAAATCGGGCATTTTTTGGGGGAACCCGTTGAAACCAACGGAACAAACGCTACGGTCGGAACGAACGATTACAGCACCAGTTTTTGTGCTTGGATCCTTGGAACGACTAGCAATATACTTCGCCATTCCAAGGTAGAATTCGTCCCACGATTCGCGTTTTTCTGTCATTATTTGTCCTCGCCCTCCGCATCGAGCGGATCGCGCAATTTCCCTTCAATCAGCGTTTCGTATAGTGTTTCGAAATGCCGGTTTTCTTCTTGGAGCGATGTGTAATTGTGTTTGTACATCGTTTTTGCGAGCTTACTGATAACTTTTCGTTCAATACCAGTTTGTGTCGCCGCGTCACCAATCGCTTCCTTGATCAATTCTTTCTTCCGGTCGATCTCCTGAAGATGTTCTGTAATCGTAACCAAAACTGTCTTGAATTTCTTCCGCTCGTCCTGATTGTTCACCACTTTGTTGACGGATTGTTCCGTCGAGGGTTTCGCTTGTTTCTTGAATTTTGCCATTATTATTTTCCTCCTGGGCAATGATTGTATCTTCTATATCATTTTGTGGTTTGTCAAGCTCTGCGTTGAGTGCAACAACGACAGGTGTCCACTGACGCACATCGGAAACGTATTTTGCGCGTGGGGCTTCCTTACGCTTCAAAGCATTTCCAATACCCATATTATAGGCAGCAACAGCTCGAGCCCATTCACTTTGAACCATGTCAAGATACTGAACAAATAGCGTGATCCCTAACCGAATGTTCAACTTCGGATTCGTCAGCAAAAGTTTGATGATTTCTTTATCGTGAATTTGTGAAAGCGATCGATCACCAAAGAATTGTTGCCGAAGCGAATCATTGTCGCGAAACAGAACACGAGCAGTTGGTACAGTCAACTGCATTAGACCATACGATCGGCGTGAAGGATGTGCAGTTGGAAGTCCAATACTTCCGCCTGTTCCCGCACGGGTTTCGACCATCATAATCGCTTGGAGTGTTTGTAGGTGTTGAGAAACACCCATCTCAACAACGACTTCTCGTAGTAGTTTCAGATTGCTGACCGCAACGCTGGTAAAAGTGTAGTCCGTAGTTTTCTTCTTTGTCTGAACTGACACAATAATCGAACCATCTTCGAGAGTTTGTGCTGAAACTGTTGGACTAGCCAGCACAACAAAGGTGGCAAGTAGCATCACGGTGAGGTAGTTGGACGTGTTCATACGTCATCTCCTTTCAGAGTAAACAATTGCCTCACAGTTTTACAACTGAGTGCAATCTTACACTAAAGTCGCCCTAAAGAGCAACTGTTTATTACCCTTTACTACTTGATATCCCTGAACCAGGTGGTATAATCGCCTGGAAATTGTTGTGGATTGTAAAGGAGCGGAATTTGTGTGGCCGTGTGAAAACGTACTTGGAAAAGATCACCGACCAAAATTTCCGTAGTCATGTTGATGAAGTGTGGTGCAGCGGGGAAGACGATTAATGTTCCTCGTTGGGGATTGAAGCCAAACCTATGTTGCGGAAATTCTAGTTTGCCTCCATACACTTCATAATCTTTCTCGAACGGAACCTTATCTTGATAATCGCACAAAAAAATCACGCATGTTAAATCTCGTTGTGCAACACGCAACCATTTATTACGCAAAAACTTACTATTTCCGCACAGGAATTCACCCTTTGCGGTTTCTGGAAACCACTCAAAGTCCATTGCTTCTGTCCCTTTGTAAAGGTTTTGGTAATGGGCTTGGATTTCTGGAATTGTGTGAAGAAATCGTTCGTAAATGATCGCTTGTCCGCGTTCACAACGCCTTGTAGTCTTTACAGGATTTTCGTCTTTATCGGTATCAGGAACATTGAAGTCGGCCATATCAATAATTTCCTCACACAAATATGGTGAGAGGAATTCTTGAACAACATAGAATGGCGATTTGATGATCATTTTAACCTACGAACAACCTCGGTGCGGAAAAGCTCTAGAAATTCTTGCAGCGTGAGTTGTGCTTCTGCAAGGACTGCAATCGCCTTCATTACTTCATCCTCACGCATTTCTGGATTCGGTACCATTTGTTTTTCGGGAGCCGATTGTTCTTGTGATTGTTCTTGTGAGCCGCCCTTACTAACATCAACGACGAAGTTGCCGGCTTTAAGCACGTTCTGACCAAGCAGAACAGGTGTGTCCATATTCGACCGATCGTTGAGATTGAATGTGATGCCTTGAAGTGGTGTACCATCAATTTCAAGGTCGAGCTTGACCATCGGACGATCCTGTGCGCCACCATCAGCGGAGTGAACTTCCTGGTTGCCGACAAGGTCCATAGTGAATTGCTTATCACCAAGCGGCTTTGAACGGAACGAAACCTGACCATTATGGGCCTGAATTTGGTCGGCATGAAGCGAAGATGTTGTTGCCCCACTATCGACTTTTGCGTCAACTTCTGTATCGCCAAGCGACGTGAACCTAATTTTGGCGGTATCGCCAAGAGTACGCTGATTGTCCATCACAAACTCCTATTTTTTGGTGTTGTGGTAGGTATTTATGCGGAGGATTAGGGGTTGAATCCAGTTCTCTACACGCTCCTTGAACACAAGAGGAACCATTCCCTTCTCGACCGACATGATGATAACAATGTTGTCGATTTGGATGTCGTACATCTCGTGAAACATCAGTGCATAGGCGGTAGTTTGAAGGTAATAGTCCTCAATCATTGACTTGTACTTGTCGTTTGTTGACGTTTTGAAGTCGACAACTGCAATCGTCCCTTCCCAATCTGCAATACAGTCAACTCGACCAGCAAGCTTCAGGGAATCACTGTACAGAGCAGCTTCTTGTACGTAAATGTTGTTGACGCTCTTTAGTTTTAGGCGAACAGAATTGAACTCACCGACGTGATCGGGAAATTGTTCAAACGTTGGATTGGGGTCGTTGGCGAGATGTTTCTCGATCATTTTGTGAACGGCTTCACCACGATCAGCTGTTCGTTTTTTCTCGAAATCTGCCCGGAATTCACCTAGACTCTGTCGCCAATCGTTAAGCCATGGCTTTTCTTTTGCATCTAAAACAGTCGTCACAGACGGATAAACATTTCCGGCAGGAGTTGTATAGAAACGGCCCTTGGATGTTGTTTCAACGTCGAGATTAACGGGTATAATTTTATTATTATGGATGAACACTAACCTTGCCCTGGTGTTGCCGCTCCGGAACTACCTGGTGTTGATACTGTAGAGGCTTTGCCCTTAGCGGCGTCTTCTTTCGCCTTAGCATCCTCCTCTGCCTTGAGTTTAGGCAACAGTTGTTTTTTGGCCCGGCCAATGTTTGTTAGTTCGGCATCTTCGGGACGATTTTTATTCAACTTTCGTGCATTTACGGCTGCTTCACGGGCTGAAAGTTCAGCCATTTGTACACTTGCGGCATCCATTTCTGCTAGAAATTGTTTGAATGATAACATAGCTTCCTCACTTACCTTTCGAAGTTTATATGCGTCCGGATGTCCCGGCGTATCTCGAACAACATTACGGTACATTTCTTTATATTCGTCTTGACTGTAGGCCGAATATGGTTTACTTGTTAGAGGATGTTTCATTCGAGACACTTGTCCAGACATCCAACCATGAAACTCATTGAAATTGAAACCAGAATGCAATTCTTTGAATCGTTTCGTTAGCTTAGTAAGCTCTTCTTTTGGTGGAAATGTTCGAAAGGCCCGTGCGGCACTCGCCCCCCTTTGGGCGGCACGTGAACGTTTCTTCGTCCACTTTGGTTGGGAAACGGACGGAACGACATGACCACGACGCATTTACTTGACCCTCTTGAGCAGGAACGCGGCAAGATGTGATGGTGGGACTCGACCTTTCATCTTGAGAAGCTTACGACCGACCTCTTCCTCCTCCTCGGTCTTTTTCATTCCAAAATCAATTTCTTTATCTTCAACAGCAGCTGGTTGTTCATCTCCAGTTTCCCGTTTCCACTGCGCAAGCTTTGCAAGTTGTTTTGTTTCTTTTTTCATTTCATTCTTGCGTTTGAAATGATCTTCCATATCGAGCATTTCTTCTTCCTGCTTCACCTTCGCCCGAGAAGAACGTTGACGTGCCTCTTCCTGACGAGCTTCAGCTTCTTTTTGCTTTGCCATTGCTTCAGCACGACGAGCATCAGCATCCGCTTTCATCATGTCAATTACCTGAATGAGGAGCGATTTTTCATCACCGCCTTCATCAGGAGCGCCGCCTTCTGGAGCTCCAAGGTCAAGTTGGCCTTCACCGCCCTCGCCACCAGGTGCACCCATATCTGGAGCGCCTTCGGCCCCCGGAGCACCACCTTCGGGTGGAGCGCCTTCGGCGCCAGGTTGGCCTGCAATAGCTTGGCCTTCTTCCTGATCTTCTTCTACTTCAGGCCAAGCAACATCGAGAATGTTGAAACGATCACGCAAACGAAAGAGAACCTCAGGAATTTCAGGTGCTTGACCTTCTTCTTCTTCTTCCTTTGCTAGGTGGGCCGCAAGAGCGTTCTCAAATTCATCAGCTTGATCGGCTTGAACCGTGACGCGAACGAGCTTTCCATCTTCGTCTTCAAGACCGAACGTTGTTGCATTCTGGCGATCGATTTTGTCTTTCTTCTCGAGAGCTTTTAGCTTACTGACGACTTCTGTTTGGTCGAAATGTGGATGAGCAGTATCGGCATCTTCGGTAATACGTGTAAACACCTCACGCAGACCAAGGCGGAATTTTTTAACCTTGTTTTTCTTAACTTTTTGCTTCGAGCGGCTAGAAAGTAGAGGCATTGCAAAACCGCCAATCGCGCCCCCGCCAACAGCTCCCCCTGCCGCATCTTCCTCGAGTTTTTTCAGCAAATCCATAGTGATTGTCCTTATGGGGTTTCGTTCCCATTATTTATGAACAAGCAGGGAAAAGCGTCATTCGTCAAGTAGTTCGAGATTTTCCGGAACGAATGTACGATATTTGAGGTCCATGACAACGCCAGTGGAATGTTCAACCCAGTCTTGGAAGCTAAACATGCGTTTGGTGAATGTTTCGCGATATTCTTGATACTGACGATACAAGTTCTGGATCTCACCTTGATCCTCAACATGGAAGTCGCTAATATCGACTGCTTTGACGTTCTTTGTTGGAATCTCCACCGGCAAGATCGTACGTTCAGTCGTTTCGCCTTCGAGACTAATATAGCGAACGAAATATCGCCCGCCTTCCTCCAGATTACTCATTTGCTGCCCCACCTTCAACGATGACGGTTTCAACAGGAGCAGGTGCTGGTGGGCGTACCGGGGCAAATGCTTCCATACGCTGGATTGCTTCTTTGCGCTCATTAACAACGGTATTGTAAATGTCGTTCTGAAGACCACGAAGAGCGGCTTGAACCATTAGCAGTCGAGATTGGGCGTCAGCTTCTTCTTGACGCCATTCGTCCATGATTCCAACCATTGAACGAATGTTTTGACTCATTTTTTCAACAACAAACGCTTGTTCGTCAATTGTGAGTGTTTCGGTTTTTCTAACTTGTGGCATGGTATCTCCTATGATATATCCATTATATCGATCAATGATTTCCTACTACGTTCCGGCAGTCCTTTAATCGTTTTCTTTTCCTGAATTGCTTGCTGAAGATCTCCGCCAGCGCTGTTTTCTGTAGCTGGATTCAAGATACGCAGGTGTGCATTGTCCCAAACCATGTACACATGTTTTCCAACTGCATCACTACTACGTGATTTTAAACAGTGATAGATCATTTCGCCTTTAGCTTTCATCGCTGGATTTTGTATGATCGCCCACTGCCAATCGACAGTGTTCACCTTACTAATACCACCAGCAGTGTGGCCTTGATGAAGTTCTTCCGCTTCAATTGCTGCTCTATTTAGCTGGGAGGCTGTCGCCAAGAATAACCCATAATCAACACCAATGTCTTTCAATTGTTCAGATGTTTGTTTATCCTTTTCCCACTTATCTCCGGGCGGAACATACTTGTTTGACCCCATAATGTCGATGTAATCGACAATCAACAAGTCAGGAACAAACTTGTGTTGGAGCTCATATTCCTTCAAGTAGCCACGAATCGTGTTTGCGTTTGTTTCACTATGCATCCACTTGATCGTTAGGTGTCCAAGATTTTTGGAGACCTCATTCAGTTTATATGCAATTGTTTTGAATTCACGATGAACAAAGAATGTTGGAATGCCGGTGAACATCATATCAAATCGTTGTGCAACCAAGTCTTGTGAAAGTTCAAGTGTGAGATACAAAACGTTCTTACCTTGATGAATAAAGTTGAAAGCTAGATTTGCCAACGTAATCGACTTACCACCACCGGAATTTGCACAGAATAGTATGATCTCTCCCTTCGCTAGTCCCCCACCCATTAGATCATCGAGTGGTTTGAATCCCATTGGTGTACGAAGTGGTGATGAAGCTAACGTCTCGAGACGGGCCATTGGATCTTCGAAATAATCGAGACCGAGATCTCGCTGTAGTGAGATCGATAGAGCATCCTGAAACAGTTTTTCAATTTGTCCCTCGTCGCCATTATTGATATAATCCGGGGCGACTATGACTGCTAGCTCGAGCGCGCGTCGTCTGCAGAATTTTTCAACTTCGGTAGTTGTGTACTTGAGCTGATCTCGAGTGATTTGGTGTGGGGTTAGGACAAGATTAGTTTCGACTTGGACTTGTTCAACAGACGGAAGACTATTATAAGAATCATAATAGGATGATAGAAACCGGACTGTCTTTCGAAACTCTGGATCAAAATATTCCGCCTTCACAATTGACTTGCAAAGAGCATAGGTGTCAGGTGAGGAAAAGAGGTATTCGAGTAAGAGTTTTTGTTTTTCGGCTGGTTTACTCATGTAAACTCCTTATTGTCCACGATTATAGGAACAAAAGGCCGTTTAGACAACGACAATGACTGGCGGGTAAATTGATCGAGGTGCATTCGGGGAAGCGTACATCGCGCCCTTATTATAATATGTTGTAGGATTGACAGAACTAATTGTAGCGATGTCGATAACCTGATCGGTAATTCGATCGACGGCAGCGAACGGACTCTTTCCCAGAAGGATAAAATCTTCATTTGCATTTACGCCCAGTCCGTCGAAGAAAATCGGTGAACCGTCGCGGACCAAACCACCACTAAAGTATGCAGGAGCAGGTGATGTCGTCAAGATATTGAAGCTTCGAACGGTGTAATTCTTCCCATTAATGTGAACAACGTTTGCACCAACCCATGGTGAATTGATCGATGGGACATCATCAATACCAACATACGAAATCGTTGTATCTGTTGCTGCTTTATAGACGATTGAGACAGAAATCAGAGGATTCGAATTTGTTGTAGCAATTGTTAGCTCGCCGCCACTCGTTAGTAGCATGTCTGGAATTGGGGCTGCGGTTGTTGCCTCAGGATTGACAAGGTTTGTTGATGCCGTTCCAATGCACTGCGCAATGCCACTTTCAAATCGAGAGAAAGAAACAATGATCGTATTCAGATCAACAACAACGACTGTATACTCACTAGGTGCGAGTTCAATTTGGTATAGATTATTCTCACTGTCAACCCGATCAACCAAAACTTGAACCAGTGGGTTTACACCAAGGTTGTGTTGAATCGTCCACGAAGGAGCTGCAATGCCTTGTGTGTGATTGAAAAGAATGTTACGTGGAAACCAATCATCTAACCCAACCACTTCAGGCGGGAAGACAGGTGTGGCATTGATCTCTTCTTGATTTGTAATCTTGAACAGTTTTCCGGGACAGTTAAGTGTAATGATGCAACGTTGTACAACTTCAAAGCTGTACAGACTCGTCGGAAGACGAACACGTCGTGTGCATGTATCACATTGATAGACAACTGGACCGATCTTTGCCATTAAAGTCCCTTTGCAAGGATGAGTCCGGAGACCGCTTGTTTATATTCTTTGAGCAAGTCCTCAGGAATGTCAGCCGTATAGGCAGCAACTCCCGAACGAAGAATCGTATATGCAACATTTTCAGTATTCATTAGAGCAACAATATATGGTGCCAATGTCATTACCCATCCTTGTGGTGAGCGAGGATCCTGCTTTGGCATGAACACTCGACTGTGGCTTACGACCCAGCCCTCGCTATGGCCTTCGACGACCTTCGCAATCAATTCTTGGCCATTTACTAACTTGAAAATCATGACTTCTTCTTCGTGCATATTATTCTCCTATTTACATTATGGGGTCGCCAGAAGTTTCCCGTACGGAAAGGCACTCTCACGCACAGCATAATAGAAAGGCACGCCATAAAAGATAATTTCGCTATCTGACATGATGCCTTCGTACAGATTTTCGCGTAGGTATGTGTACTTCAGAAGGTCTCTGACGATTTCAATCGCTCTAGTATTATCCTCAAATTGTTCAAACAACGTATCAATTACGTGCTGATAATCTGCGCTTGAGTTCTTCACCTCTTTACTGTAGAGGAACTTGAACCCATTGATAGGGAACACGTAGAAAGGCTCGGTCCCTTCAGAAAGGGAAGGACACTGTCCATAGGCAAAGATTGCTCTTTGCCTCATGTTGTAGTAGTCGGTAAACGCTTTATTAAACGCTTCTACAACTGCCGTTTGTTTCTTGTGAAAGCGGACCTTGACTTTGTGGAAGTCATTGTACGTTGTTGGTAGGGGTTTATAAACGGGAAGTTGGCCGGACTGCTGTAAAAATTGTGAGCATTCCGTCCGAATTTTTTGTATTTCGCGTGTCCCTAACGACGAAGCTTTGCCAAGCAGGTCTTCAATAAGCATGAAATATACCCCTTTGGGTATATTTATGCTGATTTTTTAGCTAGTTAAGCGAAGATATGTATAACCAATGATTCCAAGAAATACAAGGGTATACGCGGTCCAGAAAAGAGGCGACCTCTTGAGCCGCTCATTCAATGAATTCTGTTTAGGGACAGGGACATATGCCTTACGAATTTCTGGATTCTTGGTGGCAGCGGCAACGAGATCGGCAACAACGAGAGGGAGCTCGATCTGAATGTGCCATCGCGGGGCTGTTTTATTCGGGGGCGTCTTTACGAACCGGCCGTTTGAGCCACGAGTGTTATGCTTTGGCATCTGTTTCCTTTAACTGTTGAATCACTTCGTCGATGAACTCATTGCACTTCGCGATATTGTTTTGCACGAGGGCACGCGGACTCATCATAACCTCGTGTAAACGGTAGGCAAATTCTGTTTGCCATACATACAGTTGGTTTGCTCCGGCGGTTTTGCCCCGGAATGGTCGCTCCATTTTTGATGTTGCGGTGTTAAACGTCGTTGTGAGATAATGCACGATTTGTCGAATGTCTTTCTCTTTCGACTGCGACTCTTTTTCGGACATACTCTTAAACCTTTGAAAAGAGTTAATCAAACAATCTTCCTGTGAAGATTGCACCTGATAGCAAAGATTATTGAATTTCCGAGGGAAAGTCAACAGTTGAAAATTCCCTGCTAATATTTGATGCTATCGAACAATATGATTTCACACTAAAAAGTATACTCTGGTAAGGTGGTAGGTAAATAGAACCACTTACGACAAAAAGAAGAAAAACAAGGAGAAGAAGATGCAAGTTGCCTCAGCTGAGGAGCAACCTGTTGTTCAGCATGTAAGTTCTGATGAACTCGAAGCCCTGAAGAAAGTCCTGATAACCGAACAACCAACAGTTTTTGAAGATTCATTCGCCGAAGAAGTTTGGCAAAGCACCTATAAAGACCACAACGATCAAACGATTGACGACACGATTTTTCGTGTAGCCGCAGCCGCTGCTTCCGTGGAGAAAACGGTTGCTGATCGTTTGATGTGGACAGCCAGTTTCTATGACCTCCTAGCGAACTTCAAAGGAACTGCTGGTGGACGTATCTACGCTAATGCTGGGACGGAATGGGGCGGTACAACGCTAATGAATTGTATTAGTGGTGATACGCTTGTTATTACCAGTGTAGGTATGCATCCCGCCCGGGACTTTCAGGTTGGATCCGATGTTTATGTTCTAACAGAGAATGGAAAGTTTGAACACGCTGTGTGGAACTCACACGGAAAACAACGTCTCTATGCAGTAACTTTCTCCAACGGTGAGATCGTGTACGCTACACAGGGACACGAGTGGGTTGTCACACGTCCACAAGGCGGTGTTGCGAAAGTAACAACACAAACACTATCTGGACAAAGCGTCCCTCTAAACGGACTTCTTGACTACGAATATAAAGATCAGCAAGATTATACTAATGGTGTAAAGAATGGTCTTGTATTTGGTGACGGATACAAATATACAGACTTCACGAATGGACCAAAACACTCTGCACTACAGCAGTTTGGTGATAGTAGACACCTGGTGCTTGATGTGTTTGGCTACACAAAGGTTACATATTACAAGGGTGATCCCGAAGGTATTCATTATGTGAGTGGCTTACCGCCTCATCTAAAAGAACTTCCACCACTAACATCCTCTATTGATTATTTGCGTGGTTTTATTGCGGGGGTCATCGCTGCTGATGGTAGTGTGGACGCGAATGGCAGTGTTATGATGCACACGGCTGAATATGAATACGCTTGTGCTATTCGCGACATTGCAAATCGTGCCGGTCTTCCGGTTGTGTCTCTACGAATTGAGCGCTCCGGGGAACATTATAGCAAGTTCGCAACGCCACACAGCAAGCTGTGGAAACTAACATTTGTCAAGAAATACTTTCAGCAGGATCCAAAAATGATCCTCAAACGTTCACACAAAGAAAAAATGGTAAGCTCTCCCGTATCAACAAATAGATCTACCATCAAGTGTGTGTCAGTTGAACCCACAGATCGTGTTGAAGAAGTATTTTGTTGTGATCAAAGTACAACTCACACATTCACACTTGGCAATGGTATTCTTACCGGTAATTGCTATGTTGGTCCTCGCGTTCAAGCTGATCCTGACAGTCTTGATGGTATCTTTGAACACCTACGAGCACAAGCTCACACACTTAAAAGTGAAGGAGGATGGGGCGAGAATTTTTCCTATCTTCGGCCCAGAGGAACTTTTATTCATGGCATAGGGGTTGAGACGCCTGGCGCAGTCAAGTATATGGAACTGTTCGACAAGTGTAGCGATATCATTACTGCTGGATCCGGACGGAAAAGTGACCACAAGAAAGCAAAAGGAAAGATTCGCAAGGGAGCAATGATGGGAGTGTTGGATTGCCTTGGTGGGAATACACCAATAAACACGTTGTTTGGAAAAGTTCCCATCAAAGAGTTAGTAGGTAAACACCCTACTTGTATTGCACTGATGGTCAGGGTAATGTGTATGTTCGTCAGGCATTGATGGTATGGTCAAAAGGCATACGAGCAACTGTTAAGGTTGTATTTGATAACGACGATTATATTGAGTGCACACCTGACCACGAATTTTTATTAAGCGATGGGTCGTATAAAAAAGCAAAAGATTTAGTCGCAAGTGATAGTCTTGCTGCTTTAAACAAGCGCTTAATCAATGATTATCTGTCTTTAAGTATTACAGGTAGTCGCAAACTTATTGCAGAACATAATGCCGTTTTTGAAATGAAATTTGGTCAATATCCAACAATTTTAACAAGCAAGCGCAACACTGACAGCACTGTTGCCCATCACGTAGATCACGTCAAGTGGAACAACCATCCCGATAATATTCAAACAATGACACTTCGGGAACACTCCACTCATCATTCAACGGATTTGAAAGAAATGCAACAGCTTCGGGCGCGGCGGATGAAAGGAACCACTTGGGAAGAGTTTTACGGGGAAAAAAAGGCGCGAGAAATACGAACAAAATATGTGGCAAAGCGTAAGGGAACAACACCGTGGAACAAAGGAATTAACTTTTCAAAACAAACAACAAACCACAAAGTGGTGCGTGTAGAGGAAAGTATTGAGCAAGAAGTTTTTGATATAGCAATGCCTGAATATCATAACTTCGTGGCCAATGGTGTCTTTGTTCACAACTGCTGGCATCCAGACATTCTCGAATTCATTGCAGCAAAACAACAACCAGGACGTCTCACAAAGTTCAACGTGTCTGTCAATTGTACCGATGAATTTATGGAACGGATTGTTCGGATTCAGCAAATTGATCGTCAGATAATCGAGCACCAACAGAGTTTGGGCGACAGTCCCGTGTGTGGAACTGTTCTCCTCAATCTTACTGAAGCACGAGCAACATTGGATGAATGGAATCTGGTTTTTCCTGATACAACCTCTCCCGCTTACAAGAAAGAATGGCAAGGTGATATTCGAGCATGGAAAGCAAAAGGCTATCCTGTCAAACTTCATAATGTGGTATCAGCAACAGGGCTGTGGGATCTCTTGATGGAGAGTACTTATAAACGCGCAGAGCCGGGCATATTGTTTCTTGATCGTGCAAATCATTTCTTGCCGCTCAACTATGCCGAAACGGTCTATGCCACTAACCCGTCAATGCCAGCAGGAACGTTAGTTCACACGAAAGGCGGCATCTTTCCGATCGAAGTACTCGACGGGCAAGAATTTTTAGTGAAGTCGTTAGATGGTGAGTGGGCCCCAGCACGATGCAGACTTTCGGGGGAAAATGAAGAACTGTTAGAAATCTCATTTGGAACAAATCGCACAGTTCGGTCAACAAAGAAACATCGATGGCCTGTTTACGATGCACGAATGGAGAGGTTATATAAAGTCGATGCAAGAGAGCTCCGAGTAGGTGATCTGATCCCATTAAATCGTAATGAGGATATTGGAGTCTTTGGTGATATGTCATTAACGTACGATGAGGGATTTTTTGTTGGTTATTTGACTGGCGACGGATGGTTCACACACAAAGGCAACAATGAATATAATGTTGGTATTACTTTTGGAAAACACGAGCGTTCAATGGCAGAACGTGTCCTTGCAATTGTGAATTCACTAAAGAGTGTCCCATCCACTCTCTCCGTGAGGGAAAATACAGGGGAAATTTATTTGCAGTTTACGACAAGACAACTTGTTGATAAGATGTTGAGTCGCTATAAGTTAATACCTAGTGTAAAAACCATTCCAGATAGTGTTTGGCAGGGCAATGACCAATACATTAAAGGATTTGTTGATGGTTTATTGAGTGCCGACGGATGTGTAAGTGACAGCAACAACAATCTAAAAATTACTCTTACCACATCAAGAGAAGAACTCGCACAAGGATTTGCAAAACTGTTGAGTTTTGCTGGTGTGCCAACAATGGTATGGAACACAATAGTCGAAGAAGTATCGTTTCCTAATGGTAAAGATTATGATCACTCATATGATCGTTGGGACGTGGCCGTGTCAGGCAAAGCAGTTCTTAAATTTGCAAAAGTGTTCGATATCACTCATCCTGATAAACACCAGAGACTCGAAAATATAATTAGTCGTGTATGCAACAAAAGGGATCATCGTGCTCTTGAATTTGTTGAGGTGGTGTCTGTTAAATCTGCCGGAACGGCCAAGGTTTGGGACATCAGTGTTCTACATAATCAACACGTCTTTCCAACTGAATGGTGCTACACGGGAAATTGTGGGGAACAAACTCTTGCCCCAGGCGGTGTCTGTAATCTTGGCTCTTTGAACTTGACACAGTTTATCAATGCAGATCGCTCTGGTTTTGATCTCGAGAAGGTTGCCAAGTACACTGCTATCATGGTTCGTTTTCTTGATGATATTAATGATCTGACAAAAGCTCCCTTGCCAGAATACGAATGGAACATTCGCAACAAACGGCGCGTTGGCGTTGGTATTCTTGGTTGGGGTTCGGCTTTGTATATGTTGAAAACAAAGTTCGCTTCGGAAGAGGCAGGTATCTTTCGCGATCAAGTGATGACAACAATTGCACGTGCTGCCTATATGGCTTCAATTGATCTTGCAGTTGAGAAGGGAATGTTCTTTGTGTGCCGTCCCGAAAAACACCTCGAGGGTCCGTTTGTCAAACAATTAAATCTTCCCTCAGAATATCTAGACAAAATGATGAAGTATGGAATTCGTAATAGTTCATTGTTGTCGATTCAACCAACAGGAAATACATCGATCCTTGCAAATGTTGTATCGGGTGGTCTCGAACCGGTGTTCATGCATGAGTACATTCGAACGGTTATTGTTGGTCATATGCCAGCAGAATTTGCAGACCAAACTCCTAAGTGGTATGAGGGCGAATGGCACGAGACGAAAATGTTCAAGTTTACTAAAGAAGGCGACGAAGAGATTCTGAAAGGCAAAGGACCTGATGGAACCGTATACAAGATTGACAAGAATCGTGGTCTAACTCGAGAGGTCTTGTGTCAAGATTACGGCGTCCGCTATATGAAACGAGCGGAAGAATGGGACGGGCGGTATGGATGGACGTCAACTGCAATGGATTTGTCGGTGAACGATCATTTGAATGACTTAAAGGGCTTTGCTCCCTATGTTGATAGTGCAATGTCGAAATGTGTGGCAGAAGGGACACTAATTTCAACGAATAAAGGACTGAAACCGATTGAAGCACTGGGTATTCATAGTTCATCGCAAGAGGGGTTTGTTGTGCCCTGTGATAATTTTACTGTTCTTGACGAAAACGGTGAGGAAAAGGATGTAACACAACATTATTTTGGTGGCATTAAGCCTTGTGCCACTGTCCGTTTTAATAATGGATTTAAGTTAACAGCTGCCTACACACACAAACTAAGGTGTGCTACAGGATGGAAACCGCTTGCTGATATTAAGGTTGGAGATAAAGTGTTTTATCGCACAAACGCTTTTGTCGTTGATAGACCTTACATATCCCCACCACAACCAACATTTGCTCCCAATGCTAAACACACGACTTTTCCACAAGTTGTTGACGAAGATTTTGCGTTACTGCTTGGGATGTGGGTGGCAGATGGAAGTTTAACTGATCATTCAGTTTCAATCTGTGAAAAAAATGAGAATGTAAACGCACTATGTAAGCGACTGATGGTCCAATTGTTCAACACACACCATGTTCAACTTGACACAAGGTGGGGAGTAAAAACACACTATGTACATTCAAGTTCAATTGCCCGCTGGTTTAAGAGAGAGTTTGGTCATGGTGCTGCTAACAAACGCCTTCCTCAATGGTTGCTCGATTCGCCGGTCTCGGTGTGGAAGGCGTTTGTTGAAGGATTAACTCTTGACGGTTATCTGAAAAAGACTGAAGGCGCCACCTTGTTGGTGGTGTTTGATGGATATGCGAAAGATGTCGCAGAAAAACTAACATATATGTTATCCACGATGGGCGTTCAGTATTATCTATTGACAAGAACTGCTGGAAACGAAAAAACAACATACGGTGTTATCGCTTGGTTAACAGATACTGATACAATTGTTCCTGTTGAAGACCACAAAAAAGCATACAATCCACAAGAAAAAGCAAAAAAACAAACCTATATTTCCAATAGTGTGTTTGAGCAATTAATTACTCAACAACCACACAATACATCTGGCAGTATAATTAGAGCAAGATTACGAAAATGCCAACAGAGGGACAATTTTGTTAGAATGTCGTTTGTTGACAAGTTGGGCATAGAGTTTGATCGAAATCTCACTTGTGTGGTGGTTACGGATATCGTTGATGTAGGAGAAAAACGTGTGTACGACATTGAGGTAAAAGACACGCACAGTTATCTCATAAACGGCGTTGTCTCGCACAATACAATCAATGTTCCAAACGACTATCTATTCGAGGAGTTCAAGAACATTTATCTTGATGCATACAAGTCAGGATACGTGAAGGGCGTCACAACCTATCGTGCTGGGACAATGACAACTGTTCTTGCAGCCAAAGACGAGAAGAATGCAACAGACATGGATGAAGAGATTATTCTCGAGGACGTGAAACTGCCAGATAGTGCACCGGCAACGATGAAAACACTAAAGGCAGAAGGTCGGAAGTGGTATCTAACAGTTCTTTGGTGGGATGACCAAAAACTTCGACCGTTTGGTTTCTTTGTTCACACAAATAGTCACGAGAAAACGACAATCGCAAATGATGCCGTTGAGTGTTTGACCGCCTTAGCAAAGCGAAAAGGTATTCCACCAAAACACATTGATAAAGTTCACGAGAAGATTGAGGTGGACAATAACATTACGAAGATTGCTCGTATGATTAGCTTGAATCTTCGACACGGTGTCCTGATCAAGAACATTGTGTCTGCTCTTGATGGTGTCGACAATGCAACGGTTGGAACATTCTTATTTGCAATCAAAAAGTACTTGTCGTCGTTCATCAAAGATGGTGAACAAGTTGAGGGAAAAGTCTGTGAAGCATGTGGATCGACAAACATTCTTTATAGCGAAGGTTGTCATAAGTGTGGAGATTGTGGCTCGAGCAAGTGTGGTTGATAAAACGACGCAAACAGGGTAAAGTGAAGGGACTAGTGTAAAACTAGTCCCTTTTTGTTTGGGGAATAAATATTACGAACGGAGAAAAACGTGCGTCTTGAAGAAGTAAAGATCGATTTCGAAGAGGAAATGTTGCGACACACGCAAAAAGTTGTTGACCGTGTCGCCGCCGCACTTCGTCTTCGATTTGGCCGTCAGGTTGAACCGTTGAATATCCTTTGTGGACCAGACACAGACGATGAAACCGGAGAACCAGTTATCAAGGGCCTAGTTTTAAAGGCGGGTGTTTCAGCAGGCGTTGCCAGCCGTATTTCAGAAACACTTGAACGAGAATTTGCTAGTACAAAGAACTTTGCGAGCCGGATCTCGCGCAATCTAGGCGTTATGGAATGGCAACTTGAAGTAAGTGTTGGTGGACAGACACGAAAAATATTTGTTCGATTCATGCCGGGAGTATCGCTTCCTACAGGGGCTGAAATCGGTGTTATCTGGATTCCGATTACAGGAGTTGTGTCCGGGAAAGGGAAACGACAATGAAAATACAAGACTTGTTTGAAAAGAATAGTCATACAAAGTATGGACCGGCGTATGAGAAAGGCTGCCAAGCAGCCAATATGTTCCAAGATACACACGGAAAAGTGAAAGGTGAGAATCCTTATCAAGAAAACAGTGAAGAAGCTCGAGCCTGGACGCAAGGATGGCATGATACGTACGTTGCGCATGTGAATTTTGACGGAGACTGAAATGAAATTAGACGAAATGCTAAACCAAGACGGAAAAGTAAAGAAGATCTATTGCGATCTCGATGGTGTGCTTGTTGACTTTGTCAAGCTGGCAAGGCAGTGGGTGCCTGGGTGGGAAGAAGATAATGTGCCTGGGCGCAGCAAGAAACTTGATGGTCAACTGTGGGGTCGTATTGGTGGCCGTTCCAAGAAAGGCATTGCTTTCTGGGGCCAAATGGACCCAATGCCAGATGCAATGGAGCTATGGCATTACATCAAGAAATACAATCCAGAAATCTTGTCAGCAACAGGACATGTTGGCAATCCAATTCCTGAAAAACAAGAATGGGTCAAGAAGCATTTGGGCGATGTTCCAGTGCATCTTGTCCAGAAAGCCGTGTTGAAAGCGCAATATGCAGCGCCAGGATTCGTCCTTATCGACGACAAACGCAAGGCGATTGATCCGTGGATTGCTGCGGGTGGCATTGGCATTCTTCACACATCAGCAGCTGATACAATTCGCCAATTGAAGGAGCTGGGTCTGTGAACATTAACGAGCTAATTGTTGAAGGATACCTTGCTTACGAGGTGCCAGAACACGCACGTCAAGATCTGGTCAAGAAATATCCTCCAAAATTTCCGGAGTTCATCGCTCACCACATTACAAAAGAGTTTGGTGTGCCACAAAGCACGCCGGAAGAAACGGCTCGAATCAAATTGATCGGCTATGCCGAAGAAGATGGTCTTGAGGTATTAGTTGTTGAAGTAAACGGTTCACGTCGTCGTGATGACGGTGCAATTTATCACATTACGTGGTCGCTTGATCGTAGCAAGGGCAAGAAACCGGTCATGTCAAATGATTTAATTCGAAAGGGCGACTGGCAGCTCGTTGAGCCATACGAGTTTCACGCTCCGTTAAGGTTCTTTCAATGAAACTAAATGAAACAACTCATGCCGAACGTGTTGCCGTAGAGCTCTTGGGTGAGATTCGTAATCGACTAATACTGCGTCTTGGGGCAAGAGCAAATGTTGTTGGGCCTTTGCAAAACAAGGCAGGCGGCGGTGTTGTGTGGGCAGACTTCTGGGTTTATGTTCCTGCCGAACATTCAGTGAACGAGGTTATCGAAGATACAATTGAGAGCGGTTCAGGCGCCCTCAAACCACATGAAGAATATCCTGCTTCAGGCCGAAAGATTTATCTGCTCCGGCGATATGCTGGCACCCACGTGGCAAAATTCTTCGTCGAAGTTCGACGCTTGATTGATCATGGCACACACATTAGCGTGTGGTAATCATTCGTCGTCGTAAGGTTGACGACCACCAATCTTCGTAAAGGTTCCGTAGTTTTCGTCGTCTTCTTGATCGTCGATGTGCTGAGCCCACTCTTCGAGTGTTTCAAAGGACGAATTCAATGTCTGATCAAACACACTACCATCTTCGTCAATTTCAATGTTGTACAGCTGTTCAAGTTCCTCGTGAGAGAGGCGCTGAATGTCCCCAACTGCCCCGTGGGTCTGGGAATAATTACGTTTACTCATGGCCCTTTCTAGTCATTAACAAATCCAAAGCTACCTTTAATTTGATTGTCGCTTGACTTCGGCTGGTTGTCAATTAGGGCACGAAGACGAGCAACGGCTGCCTCAAACTCAACCTCGAACACTTCGATTGATACGATCAATTCTTTGATGTGTGCGATTGAGAAGTTTTTGGTTGCCTTGATCCATTTTTGAAGTTCTGCGTGATTTTCGGAAAGTCGTTTATTCTTTGCGGTGAGATAAACACGACGTGCTTCTTCATTAGGCATCCCAATTTTTCGAACGAGATCAAAACGACTGGGGCGACACACGAATCGTTGGTCGAGACGTTCCGGAAAATTCGTTGTAGCAACGAAAACCACGTTGTCAATTTGAAGTTCACCATCCATAAGCGCGAGCAAATCAGCTTCTCCGTGATCATCGATAATCGTGTCAATGTCTTCAAGCATCACAACCAGCGGGCGCGTTGGTTCAACTTGCCGGAGGATTTTCAAGCCTTTTGCGGACAGGTCAGGGTTGCTTACGTAGACAGAAATTCCACCATTCTCAATTACTTCATTCGAAATCTGTTGAAGGGTTGATGTGTTGTGTGTAACTGTAAAATCACCAAGCAAGAAACGACCATTTCCATCTAAGGTGAACCCATAATAATCATCTTCGTCCAGTGGAATAACTTCTATAGAAGTGTGCAATGGATCTTTGATTTGTTTCCGTGGTTTTGCTTGTTTCCGTTTAATGCGCGTCGGTATTTGATCTGTGTGTCCTGAAATATGAACACTTTGACTGTAAAATACATCACCGGTTTGATTTGTTGTTTGTTTTTGACTCACAGACACTCGAAACCCAAGTGAGCGAACAAGGAATACAACATCATCAATCAATCTTTTGTTTGTATTAGAAAACTCAAAGCAGTTTGATCCAAGATACCCATCACTATCGAGTAGTCCAGCTAATAACTGAAGACGAGTTTCTCTGCTATTTATTTTATAGAGTTGTGGTATGTGTTTGTTGTTGAGCACGCCGAGCTGTTTCATTTGTGCGCGAAGTGGATTCGATCCTCTTTGGAAGGCTTTACCTGACAACGCATAGGTTTTTGCTTTGTTTGTGGGAGAGATCTTCTTCTCAACGAGCCGTAGTCCCACATTGGTGGCGTACGATTCCAGAAAACCTATAACTTCACCGTCAGCCGTAGTTATATCCGTGTTAGCGGACGTTCCGTCGCCCAACCACAGTCCAAGATAATAAGGATCAACACCTGTAGGTTTTGCTTGAAACTCTATGCTAACCTTATAGCCATACCATTCTTTTTGAAAGTTGGCCGTCGTAGCCAAATAATCTTTGAGTTCAACATCTTTGTATTCGGTTGTGCGCCTGTGAGGATTATGTCTACCTTTCTTCCATGTTGATCGCACTAGAGATAGAATATGGGATTCATTGACTGTGTAACTATCACCGTTTGTTTGGTCTATCCTGTACATCTTTTCACGGCCGCGGCCGAGCGCACACACTGTTCTGGGAGTAGAGTCATCACCCATAACCAAATCACCAACTTTAATATCTTCTACTGCTTTAATTGAGCCATCATACATTATAACTGGAGTGCCTCGCTTTAATGATTTACCCGATCCAGGAGGGCCCCAAAGAAGAACTCCACGCTTCCATAGGAAGCCAAACTTACGAAAATGCTCTTCTTTTGTCCAGAAGGTTCGAATCTCACGAACAATTTCATCGCTGACACTATCTGGGAGCCGGATTAGTTCATCGAGGTTTATGTCCGCTTTGTGGAAATGGATCCCGAGACTGTCATTGGCTTCGATCGTATACTGTCCTGGTACTAATTCGTCAACAGCCGTTTCACAAGCCGAATAGCGGCGCCCACCATAGATCGCCCACATCTGTTGTAGTCCAGTTCCAGTCATTCGACTGTCGTCGCCATCGTCTCCCCTCCGTGGGCGCGGAGGTGAAGTTCGACTTTCGCGGGCGCGACGAACTTGACCGGCAAGGCGAGCTAGCTCGGAAAGTTCTCGAGCAATATGATCAGTCATTATATTGGCCTTTGGTGTATTTCTTGAGGATTTCTTCAAGTTCAGAGATGTAAACCTTACGGCGATTAGGTTCACTAGACAACAGGCTATTGTATTCCTTCAGTTGGGTTTCCCCCTCTTTGATTCTGTCTTCATTTTTCAAACGTTCTTCCTCAGTAAAGCGATATACAGCAAGATCAGCAATATAGTCGAGGTTCACAATACCAATTTTAGTGAACCAATCCTTGAGTTCTGCACGAGACGACAAAGTTGCTGAGTGCGCGGACGCTCGATTTTTAATTGCTGTTCGGACATCGTAGTATTTACTAAGGTCTTGTTTGAGAAGATCTCGCAGTCGCTCATACCGCTGCACATACCACGCTAGTCGCCAGTCGGTAAACGCCTGAATGAACGACACTGGTTCAGCATTCAGAATTGATTGCCCATCAAAACTAACGACGTTGAAGTTCTCAATATGACGGATCGTCAGTCCAAGCTGTTGTAAGGTTTCTTCCTTCGTTTGTCCACTCAGAATACCCTTCTTGAAGCGAACAACAATGTTGAATTTATCCTTTGAATTGTCAACGACCCGAACAATAGTGTTGTCTTCAACAAGTGCATCTAGTTTCTCGATTAGCTTGGCATGTAGTAGACCGTATGGGAGCTTAGTAATACGAACAGAGACCCCATCGACGTCTTCATAGTCGCCACTATAGTAGTAAGCGACACCCCGTTCTGTTGCTTCCGTCTTATGAGCAGCCGTTTCGAACGGTACAGGAGCCATAATTGGACGGAAGGTTGGCATTGGATTCTTGAGTTTCTTTTCTCCTCGCAGATGTTCTAACTGAAGCTTGATAATATCATTAAGGGTGCGAGGAAGAATGTACGTCGCAAAGCCAATAGCAATGCCCTCGGTTGGATTGAGGAGCGCAATTGGAATTAGCGGGAGAAAATGAACGGGCTCCATCAACGTGCCGTCATAGTTCTCTTGCATTGGAATCACTTCGATGTCTCGAAACACGACATCGTCGGTAAATTTCGAAATCGCAACGGACGTGTATCGGCTTGCACCGTAGCCCTTTGGTTTCAGTAACGTACCAAACGCGCCATATGGCTTCAGAAGAGGAATATTATTCCCGTATCGTGCTGCTAGTGTGTCAACAGCGGTTTCGGGACTTGCGTGTGGATGGATTGGCATGGTTGCACCAGCCAAGACAGCTGATTTGAATTTATCGCCACTTCGTCCTGTCCATAAAACGCGCCGCTCAGCAGACTTTAAGCCGTCAGTAGCGGCAGGAATTGCTCGCATACGCATAACGTATAACGAGTAGTCTCGGCGTTGCCTATCAATATAGGCAGAAGATTGTGGTTTCATAGGTTCAAAGGCTCACGCCCCAGCGAACGATCGATTAGAAGACACATCTTTCTGTATAAGTCATAGGTTTCAGCAGCAATGGCGCTCGCATCGACGATGTAAGGCCCACGACCATTGAACACCTGGTCTTTTATAACGAACCCGTCTTTGTCGTACAAATCGGCGCATGGAATGTAACGTACATATCGCACAACTTGACACGTATCCTCAACAGGAGATTCACGAATATTAGCCCAACACAAGTCCTCGATTTTTCCACCAAGGTACTTGAGCTTACGTTCAAGAAATTTTAGTTCAATCGGTTGTTCCATCTAACTGTCAATCGTTTTGAGTCCCAAGGTATTTGCGAGCTTGCGTAAGGAATTCACGAATGTGTTTTGGCTTGTAGTTCGTATGCTCAACACACATATTGATATTCCATGCCATCGCCAATTTATCGTGGATGTGGCCATGAATGTTCACGCACTTCGCAGGAACATTATCCATAGGGTAATGGGTAAGGAGCAACTGGTACTCCATATCTGCGGCTGGGACATCGATTACATGGCATAGATGGCGCTCGTCGAATGCTAGATCGAACACAGTGCCATCACGATGTAAGTCGTGATTGCCAACAATCTGAATCTTGTATCCTGGGAGCTGGTTAAGGATATGATTGATGTCGTGCTCCTTCATAAAACCGATATCACCGCCAAAGATGCAAATGTCTTGTGGTTTGACAACTCGCTGGTAGTTGCCAATGAGGCAAGCATTCATCAGGCTACGGTCTGGAAAGGGACGATTACAGTACTTGATAATGTTTCCGTGGCCAAAGTGAATGTCGCTCCACAGCCAGATATCAGTTGTTCCAAACGGGTCGAGCGTTCTGGGCTTTTCTACACCATCGGCAAGTTTGGTTTTGATCCGTCTCCACGCTTCGATGTTTCGGACCTTTGGTGTCGTTCTACCGTGGTGAATATCTGGGTATTGGAGATCTTTGAGGTATAAGTCTTTGAGTGTTTCTTGAGTAAGTTTCATAATTTCAGCATTATATCTGATTAGTTGATTTGGGGCAACTGGAGAGTGAAAGGCTCCTATTTTTTGTCTGCTGTCAACCAAACCTTTCTCGCATCAGCATCTTCGCTGAACAGAAGCGAAAGTGTGTTTTTGACTTTTCCGTCATCGATGATAGGAATCAGTGTGTCAGTCTCACCCGACAGTACCATTTCCCAATCCTCTTTCCACATTGAGCCAAGACCCTTCATGTACTCGATTGACCAGCCTTTGTACTTATCTTTCTGTCCCTCGTATTCAGAACGCCGCGAAAAGTGCTCTCGTTTTTTACCCTTAGAGGCAACAACGTTTGGCGCAACTAAGCGGTAGACAATCGGCTCATACTGTTTATCGAACAGTTCAGGCCAGAATTGATGGAATAGATTAACAAGCAATGTGAAAATATCATCACCGTCATAGTCTGCATCGGTTGCAATAATGATCTTCCCATAGTTTAGCTGACTTCTGGATACTTTCTTGCCTGGCGTGAGTCCAATGACGGTCAATAGGTCTTGAAGCTTTTCCATTTTCAATACTTGAGCAACCGATGAATCGTAAACATTGTTAATCTTGCCACCAAGCCAGAACGAAGCCGTTGTTTCTGGATTGCGCGCTTCGCTGATCTGACCTTGTGCACTATCACCTTCCACGATTAACAACTGACAGGTACTACGAACGGTACCAGTTGCATCCAAAAGCCTTGCAACGGGTTTCCTTCGATTGGCTTTCAGTCCTTCGATCGCATCTTCATCTTCTTTGCGTTTGTGGCGCTTTTCAGCACGATCGATCACTGCTGTCAGCCAGTCATTGTTCTTTTTAGCAAAAGCCTTCCATTGAGAATCGATCATATCAACGAAATCTTTTCGAAGGTCAGGAGCGGTTAGACGAGTTTTCGCCTGACTATCATATTCTGGACTCTTCACTTTGAGATTGGCGAGAACCAAAAGGCCTTCCTTAATGTCATTTCGTGTGATTTCGCACTTGCGTTTTGTCGCTTCTTTTGCCAAGTAAGCTGTCGTGGAGTCAATGAAAGCATTCAGGAATTGAGCGTTGCATTTGCCGCCATCGAATAGCAAGGAGCTATTGACCCACGTAAACATTTCCTCTTTGTCAGTATTGTTCACACCCAACATCACGTAGAACTCACCTTGAACATTTTCTGTGTTGATTGTAAACGCGAAGTAAGTACCTTTGTCGAAGAATCCGCCAGAAGCAAGTCGCTCAACGTATTCTTCGAAACCTTTTTTATAGCGAATTCGCTCACCGTTGTACTCAACTGTGATATCAGGATTGGTCAATGCAATTTCGTGCATTCGATTCTTGATCAGAAGTTCAGGAAGCTTTACAGTCTTAAAAACCCCCTTGTCGAGTGTAAAACTTACAGAAGTTCCTGTTTTCGAACCATTAACTTCCGAAACTTTTGGTCGTTTTATATCCAAACCACCATCATTGAACTGTTGAGCATAGTGTTTACCATCACGATAAACATCAACCGAGAAGTCGGTACTACAGAAGTTCGTACAGGCAGCTCCAACGCCGTTCTGTCCAATCACGCCAATGTCTTTTTCGGTCTTAAAGTTGCGACCTGAACGAAGTCGACCGAGAACAAGCTCGGGAACCCACGTGAGATTGTCTTCGCGATCTTTTTTCTTTTCAATTGGAATGCCACGACCATTATCTGATACAGTATATGTACCTGTTTTGGGATCGGCATCAATCTTCAAAAGTTTGATTCGTGAATCAATCTGTGCAAATTCATCCAAACAGTTATCAATCACTTCATTGATCGCTTTGTACACTGCAGGAATGAATTCTACTTCTCGAAGCTTCAGTTGATCTTCGGACAAAAGCGGAACTTGGTAGGTAGTTGGATGCATACTACCAAAATAAATCTGTGTTCGTAAACGAACATAATCACGATCGCCAAGATCTTGGATATCCTCGGCTGTATAAGCCTTTTCACGAGGCATTCGTACTCCTATTTTTGTGAACGTTCATTGATCAAACCCGAAACAACTGTTAGAGCATGTTCCAGAGCTTTATACAAACCGTAAACGGTAGGGTTGCCAGCCTTTCCAGATATTTGTGTAAGGAGAGACATTTTTCCGACAATTTTGTCGCGTTCAGCATTAAGCTGGTGCAGGGTCATTGTGTGCCATTCATTGGCACGAATTTCTGTATCTTCACTCATTTTAGGTATGTAGTTTCCCTTATTTCCGAACTAAGGTCAAGACCAACAGTTCGTTTGATTCTATTTTTCCAGATCCAAAACCGTTTTGCATGTCCCATACTTGTGTGGTGTTGATGTTCCCAAGCATGTACCATTTCGTGAACTAATGTATCCAGAAACATCTTTTTTGTTGCAAATGTTTCATTGATCGTGATGTTGATACGCCGGGCGTGCGTCTTGTCGTTGACGATCCCTTCGCATGCACCCCACGCTCCACGTAATTTGTCAACCCGAATCGCATCAGGACGATGCAGCCTACCATAAAAAACAGCTGCATTCAACTTGCTCCACCAGCGTCGAACAAGTTGTTCACTGACAACTATGCGAGACTTTCGACCAGATTTTAGATGTTTCTTGACATATGTACGTGCTTCATCGTGTGTCATTGCAATACAGCTTTATACGTGATGCAGCTTCAAAACCATCACGTGTATTGTCCTTCACAGAGCGCAAGACATATAGTAAGCCGTATTTGACAACCGCTTCACTCATATCCTTGCATGATCCAATGTCGGGTGTTGAAACGCTCCACCCCAACTCTAACGCTTGCTGTGCCAGGCGATGTCCATCACCGAATCGATCAGGAATAACAACTTTTGGTCGTCGTGTTTGATTGATCCAACGTATTTGGCCTTGTGTGATCTTGCTGCCGAACACTGCAACGCCTTTCACCGCATAAGCGTCAAAGAACCCTTCCACAATATACAACGGATTGTTCGTGTCCTCAAAAATATAATCGTACCCAAATAGCACATTTTCCCGCGATATTGGTGGACTCCTATATTTATCCGGGCGAATCGCAGCCAAGTCGCGGCCTTGATAGAAAATCAATTTTCCCTGTTTATACACTGGGATAATCAACCTTCCGTACCATTTACTTTCATCTTTATCTTTTGACTTGCGAACAAGATAGAATTGATGATCTTTACACGTCATTTGACGTTGTTCTACGAGGTGTTGATTCGCACAAACTGCCCACTCGTCGTTTGGATCATCGATCAATTGGTAAAAGTATGACGGAAGTGCAATCTCAGTAGGTTCGATATCAGCAAGAGGGGAAACTCGTTCGGTGCTCTTTCGTGGGCCATCGCGTAGGTTCTCGAGAACCATCCGTTGCCAATCTTCTCGGGGAACGTCAAACGCATCAAGAACTGTGCGCATGTCATCAGGAACAGATTGATGAATCGATGGGTCGTAGATTGCAGTATGACCACAATTGAAACAGTTGTAGCCAACCTTTACGCCATCAAAATTGAACCCTGCTCGCTTGCCCTTGCGACCGTGGTCATTACACACCCGACACAAAACGGAAAACCACCCACGGCTATTTCGGCGATGGGACAAAGAAATGTGTTGTCGAATTATTTCTTCAAGAGAAACCATGATGGTGTATTATACACCATGTTTATTTGGCTGGCTCGCTAACCTCGGGCTTTGTAACTTTTGAATGGCGAACCTTTTTCTTGTCCGACTTTCCGTTTGTCTGTGCAAGGTGTGCGATCATTCTGTCGAGGCGTTTCCGAATTTCGGGGGAGTGCATCCACAAGTCCTCACCACGAATGATTTTATTAAACTCGTCTTCGGTCAGAAAGGGAATGTAGATCTTTTTTGCGAGCGCAGAGAACCATTTCGTTGTTGCGTCAAGCTGCGCGAACATTTCTTGGCCCTTACCAACGACACCCGACTTGAAGTTATGGAACATTACCATACAGTGATCGTTAACAACCATCTCATCACCAGCAAGAAAGATAAACGTTCCAAGAGAGAATGCCATGCTTTCAAGGACCGTCACGATTTTCGCTTGTGAGTTTTGCATCGCATTGACGATTTGGACGCCCGTGTCAAGCCGACCGCCTGGAGTGTTTAGGTGAATGAAGATGATATCGTTAGATGCTGCGGTCAGCATTCGATGGATCATTTCAACATAGTCGTGTGGCTCACCAATTTCATCGCTCAAGTAGAAATGAACCTGAGAGGCACAGAACGTTTGCTCAAACGCCATGAACGGTCGTTTCTTTGGAGGTGGTTGTTTCTTGTCGTCTTCTTCTTCGTTCTTTAGACTATATTGATAGGAAAACATTGGCGCTCCTTCTTAGGCCAATGTATTTACAGGGGAAATTGAGGGCTAAACAAACTGCGATTGGGTAATTCTTGGGCCGTCTGCGTATTCAGTTATCAAGTCTTCCTTGCGGCCAGGCATGCCTGATAATGCGGCCGCTTGGAGCTGATGTTGTTTGATTCGTAGATTTGTATGGTCGTATTCGGTTAAGACGAACAAAAAATCATCAACTTCTTTGTAATCGTTATAGATGTAGCGGGTACCAATCATGGTGAACATATCACGATGTTTACGAACAGCTTCTGGAAGTGACAGTCCTGTATGATCTTTGATCATTTGCTGCATTGCTTCGAGATGGTCATGCGCCCTACGCCGGTAGTAATCGGCACGTCGCTTGTCCATATCGATCTCTTCCTCAATCTGACGTTTGACCATGATCATCACTGTGCTAAAAGGAGAGGGCTTTCGCCCTCTCCTGGTAAGTTGGATAACAAGGTTTACCAAACCCCGCTGTAAGGTTAGCAGCCGTTAGGCTGCAACTCCGTAGAGTTCCTCAACAGTGTACGCGTTTTCATCGTTTGCGTTTACGTTTTTGCGCCGATTACGTCAGTCGCCTGTCGCACTGTCCCCGTCGTCTACAACGTCAATCAATCCTATTTCGGGCCCGTTGATGGTGGACCCGGCCGGTACCGCCCCGGCGTCTTGTCCGCTTTCGGGACGCTTCACACAGTGATCAGGTATTTATACTACGAAAACTCTAAAAGGTCAACTAGTTAGGGACATGAATTCTTGTGCCGTTAGCACATTCAATAGTGTAGCCGTTTACAGCACCGAATTCAATGCTTTTGACCGTTGACTTCTCCTGTTTACAAAGATTGTCAACGAATCCCGGACGGAGCTGAGAAACATGATTCTGTGGGACTGACTTTGTTTCGGTTGCTCGATATAGAGAGAGGTTCATTGCAATCAAAAGTGGAACTGCGAGAATCAACACTCCCATAACGATTTTATTCATCTCATCCGCCTTTCTTTACACCTTTTGTGGTGGCCCAGTTTAAATCCAAGTCTTCGGCATATTCTTCGACGGCGTGAAGCGGTGTAGTAAACGCTGGCAGCTTTGTATAATCAATATCGCCAAGATCGTATGAAAAAGTGATATGGGGCTCGTACGTTGGAAAGTCGTATGTTGCTCCGTGTTCGGCCATCAGTTCTTTATGTCGCTTTACGAGTTCGGGACAATCAAGCAGAAGAACCAATGCTTTTGTGGATGGACCTTCACCTCTAGTCTGAAATACTGTGAAGCCTTTCGGATGACACGTCAAAGAGATTGGTCCAGCAGGCTTATAGTTCGGTAAATGTTTTCGACTATAAAGAAGTGTTGTATGTACTTTGTCAGGACGAATTGCATTCGGTAATTTATTTTCACTGATATATTTGTGAATGGCTCGTTTGCTAGGTGTATCGTAGCGAATACCTGCGTACGTGCCGCGTGCTTGTTCAAAAAGATCTTCAAGTTTCATCGCTGTCAAGTGCCTGTTGTACTTGTTGTTTTCCGAGCCGCCGGTGGTGCTTGCTATGTTGCCGTTTCCACATACGACGATTCTCACGAGCCTCCCGCTCGATTTCGTAATTTGCTTCGTCCTCTGCCTCGAGCTTACGTTGCAAGTGTGCTTCATCTCTTGACGTTGGCTTCATTTTACACCTTCAAAGCCCGTCAGCCCTGGTTTCAACTGGTTAGGTACGACTGGTTGTCCGTACATCCAGTGTTTTGTGGTCTGAATATGGCCTTTCCTTACGTATTTACCAACGACATGTCGAAAGTCACGCATGTGGAACCTTTCATCGACACGGATAACGTACCCCTCTGTTTCGTGAGTTCCTGCGAGTCGTTGATAAGCATCTCGAATTGCTCTTTCGTCATAAGTTCCCCAGTAGACCACTGGGCAGGGCACAATCGACAGCAACGTAAACCATTCGAGTGTAGACCCCCAGTCAAGAGAATGATTGGAGGAGTCCCAGATTGCGAAGCCATAAGCGTATGTGTCAAGATCTTTATAGGCAATTGAGTGCTTCGCATAGACATTCTCCACATTGATCCGCCATCCTTCAGGAATGTCGGCACAGATTCGTGCATGAAACGCCTTAATCCAATTACGAGACGGATGCCCGCCCGACGAAACGCTTCGTGCATGGATGTGATCGTTATACATTGTTGTGTTTTCTCCGTCGAGCTTTTCCATAACGATTACTCGACGACCGTCAAACACTTTTGTGTCTTGCATCATTTTGTCATCGTCGTGCATACCAGGCGACCAGGGAAGGTGCGAGGTTCTTGGATATTTGACATACTTGACAAATTGAGCGAGGTGGTCTGGCAAGAGAATTTTCTGAACACTTTCGTCGTGAAATAATTCGCCAGCAAATCGACGATCACCTTCGATAATATTGCCCCACTTATCATATTGAACATCATCATAAAAGTGAGGAGGAAGAATTTTCTTCGTAATGCCACACTTCTCACGAACCTCCTCGACAGAGAGGAATGTGCTCTCACAATCAAGGTGATGAGTAGCACAAACAGAAGCACCGTTCGAAAGAAAATATCCACCGCATTCACCCCACAGACGGCGTTCAAGTATATGGTGTGCGTCCACAGCAGGTGCCCCACAGAAGACACAGCGCCCCCGATCACGCTCAAAGACGCGTTCTCTAAACTGTTCTCTTGTTAGCAGTGGTTCGCTGATTGTTGACAACCAGTTTACACCACTCGATAAAGTCCTCATCGCTGCTACTCCGTTTCATTACGTTGATCTGCTTGTGCACCCACTGTATGTTGCCAGCTACATATCCTTTGGAAGAGTTGATACGATCCAAAGATGCGGTAGACTTTCTATTCCACGACGTCCCGAACTCTAACACCACTCCCGTCAAAACACACTTACGTTCTTGCTTTATGAACAGTTCCCACGCGTACTTGGGAGTTATGTTGAACACCAAGCCACGTTTGTGAGCGTTTATTTTCCACAGGTCCCATCGTGAACCGTATATCTCTTCATATCCTGTAAAGTTACCACTTCGCCCGTTGGTTTGTCTCACCTTATGAAAGTGTGGACATCCTTTTTTACCGCAAGTTTTGCGTAATCCTTGTTGAAGTTTGCGCAAGCTCTCCCTTCCTAGGTTACCACAATCACACCGCACTTTCATCCACCAATCTTTTTTCATTGGATCGTGTTCAAAACTTTCAATCGTCAAAAAGTTGAACTTGTACCCTATTAGGTCTTGTTTTGGTTGTCGTTTGAACGGCCTTTGTCGTTTTTGTATCGATAGTTTTTGCAAGGCAAGGTTCCGCTTGACTGCTTGTTCTCCCGCTCGAAAATGTTTACAGAGTTGTTTCAGTGTGACGCCTTGTTCAAACAAGCGTTTCAGCTCTTGTGGATTTAACTGTCGGTATCTTTGCTTGTTGTTCATTGATGAATATCTCCTTATGGTGGTTGTATAGCTATTTATACCACCGTACAGAAATAAACGCCCTCTCGGAACTGATCACGTGTTAGTAATTGAGCCATTAATTGTCGAGGCAGCGAATGTCAATGAAGTGTGGCTCTAAGCGAACGATCAGGGCCCAGGACCGACCCCTCGTATCGTTGAGCTCGAACCAATAGTATTCGGTGTACGTTGGACGCTCCCCTCCACCATCGATTCGGCCGGGGTGGCCCACAGCCTCTATAATGGTATTGATAATACGTTGAACAAACGAGTGATGCGAACAAATACGAACGTGAAATGACGGAATCCCCTCGTAAACACCTTCGATTGGAAATCGTGAAGGAAGTATTGGCCGCAGATGATCGCGAAGAAGCTCCAAGAGATTGTGATCGTTGAAAAACTCTATTGTTTGCGTTGCCATACTGTAAACCGTAAGTCGTTCGTTGTATTCACCTTGAACATTTGCATGACATCAAAATGTTTCATCAGATACTCAACGGGAAAGAATTTATCGCATTCAAAATTATCATTCACAATCGTCAACAGGACGAGAGATGCCATACTAATGCCTTCAAGAAACAATTTTTCTCCACCAATAATGAACTGTGGACGATCGTCATCATTTGGAAGATGCGTCTCTACGTCGTAAATTGACTTGACCACCGTGGCATTTGCGATATCTTTTAGCGTGTCGCTGACAACAAAGCACGTCCGTCCTGGAAGGACCTGATCGTCATACCGGCCCATCGTTGTTTGATTACCGTGAACAACATGAACCTTTGGTTTCAGCTGGCGAGCATTGATATCTTCGTATGTTTTCCGTCCCATAATACAGATTTGCCCTTCTGTGCGGGTGCGAAACCAGCGAAAGTCCTCCGGATGGTGCCAAGGAATTTTGCCGTCTTTTGAAAACCCACGATTAGCATCAACGGCAGCAATCACAATCGTTTCGCGACGACGCGGCGGAGTTTTATCCAACTCAGCTTGGAGGATACCTGATCCTGTTCGTTGTTTTGCATTACGAATCTGTTGGTCGTGTTCTGCTTTTATTTGGCGAAAGATTTCATCTTCAATAGACATTATAGCATCGCCTTCAATTGGTCCACCGAGATGACTTTCACGCCCAGTTCCTTGGCTTTGGTGATTTTGGTTGAGCCACTTTCGGGACTATCGGCAACAAGAATCGTTGTTTTGCTGCTCACAGCACTTCCCATCTTTCCGCCTTGTGCTTCGACCATTTCCTCAAGCTCCTTCGAACGAAATCCCGTAAACACAATCGTTTGGCCAGACATTCCACCCGTCTTCGGTTCTTCGTACTTAGCAAATTTTACGTATGGATTGATCTTCATGAGGAATGCCGTAACGGCAGGCATTCCATTGACAATCTTTGTCGCCGTTTTATGCTCGAAGCCATCAACCGTGAGGATATCGACAATGTTCTCACATCGAGTCATCTTACCTTCAAACGCCTCAAATAGCTTCTTCATCTTGCGAACGCCAATCCCTCGTCCAAGCGCCGAGTGTGCACCCATCAGGACATACAGAGGAATGTTGGTCAACTTTGCACGGAGACCATCAAACACCTTTTTGCCGATCGCTTTACCGAGCATTGAGCACATTTCGGCTTCGGTCAGCGTGATGACACTTTCGGGCGTGGTGAAACCTTTGTCAAACAGCGTCTGCAGATTCCCTTCCTTGAGGGCTGGCACGTCAATCGACGTGAAGAAATCTTTGAGCTGTTCGAGTTGAACCGTTGGGTTAGTTTTGAGGTCCTTGACGATAAGATCAACACCTGTGTCTGTCCAGTTTCCGTCGGGAAGGACAACATTCTTGATCGGTTTGACAACCCCAACAATAAACGGAATTACATCTCCGCTGCGAGTGATCTTGATTTTAGCACCAGGTCCAATTCCATTGTCTTTGATGAATTTGGCATTGAAGCCAGTCGCAAATTGAACAGACACACCAACGAGTTCGACGGTTTCAACATTGACACGAGGTTTGAGATAGCCGTCCTTCGATACATTCCACTCAACGCCCTTCACAGTTGTGATGGCGAGATTCGAGGCATCAGCAATCTTGTATTTGCGAGCGTATTCCGGATTCAGCGTGTCGCGTGAAGGCGTAATTTTCTTGCGAAGGTCCGCTTTGTTAACCTCGAGTACCAACCCGTCGATCTCATACACCCCCTCGGCGCGCCTGGTGTTCAATTGGTCAGTAAGAGTGTTATCGTTAAGCTCCTTGCCAAGATACGTTGACCAGCCAGGCACGAGAAAACCATGCTTGATAACAAGCTCGTCCAGCTGATTGGACTTGCCTTCATGATCAGCACCATTGAGAATTTCGTAGGCAACGAAATCGAGATATTGATAGACAGCTTCAATATTCTTTTCGGCGTTCATAAGGCCAGCCGTCATGTTACGAGCATTCTTGTATGCTTGACCGCTTCGGGACTTGACAAGCTCTTGAGCGGCTGGAAAGTTGGCTTTTTTCATCAGAATTTCGCCACGAACTCGGAGATTCGGATTGCGAACCTGTTGAGGAACAGTCGGAATGCGTCGAATGTGCCGAGTAATGTCGGCGCCCTGAATACCATCGCCGCGAGAAAAGGCAATCTGCAGCTTACCGTTGCCATCATAAACAATTTGGGCGCTGGTACCATCGAGCTTTTCACCGACAACGATATGTTCTTTCTCGAGATTATACTGTTTCACCCACTTCTCCGTATCACCTTCGTAGGCTTGGGTGAGGGAGCCCATTTTGTGGGGTAGGTTGATTTTTCCGCCACGAACTTCACTTCCCACACCGAGGAAGTACACGTGATCTGGACTGGTGGTTTGGGCGTATCTACGGATCGTATCGTACTGTTCGTCGCTGAGAAAACTCTCGGTCCCGTTATGGTATAACCCATCGGCCACCTGAAGAATTTGGATAATCTCGTCAAGAGATAGGGATTCCTCACCAAACAGAAGGTAATCTTGGGCGAGTTGTTGAACGGTACGTTTGGTCATGTGAACACTCCAGGAATCAGTAAAGTGCACCTTACACCATTAGGGTTTTCCTGTCAACGCCTCATACAGCAACATCCATTTGAATTGCTGGATGGCTCTCGTACTCCTCAACTATGAAGTCCTCATACTTGAAGTCGTCAATGTTTCCAATCTTGCGAGCAAATTTGAATGTGGGTGACAAAAACATGTTCCGTTTTACTTGTTCTTGTAGCTTTTCTTTGTGATTGATGTAGATGTGAACATCAGCACCATTCCAGATCAATTCGCCCGGTGCCATGTTGACAACTTCGGCAAACATTCGAAGGAGAAAACTATACTGAACAATATTGAACGGCACACCAAGTCCAACATCACAAGAGCGTTGGTTGACCAGGACAGAAAGACCATATTTGGGAGCGTTGAGGTCTTCAAGCAACTCATGCGGGTCTTTTTGCACCTGGGTTGCTTCAAGGGCGTCGAGAACGCCATAGCGTTTTGTTACAGCCAAGAAACGTTCTTGATCTGTTAGAGGTCTCGTGTAGAATTGAAACGCGTAATGGCACGGAGGCAGTTTCATCTGTGGAAGATCAGCGACGTTCCAAGCTGAGATGATTAGGCGACGGTCGGTTGGATTGTGCTTCAGTTTGTCTACGACTTGGGCAATTTGGTCAGTAAAAAGTTGTTGACGAAACACGCACCCGGGCTTTGGTTCAACTTTTTCAAACACCCACTTTCGTGTTTGTTGTTTAGGTGAATGGAGTAGGGCTGTTGATATTGCTTGGCTGTGTTTAATCCCTTGTTGCCTCGCAAACCAACGCTGAACTGTGAATTCATATTTCTTCCCTGTTGGTTTGTGTGTAGCAATATATTTGCTTCCATCAAGCTTAGGAAGCACCTGATTGTATTTGGAGGGAAGAAAGACACACGTATTCTTAGAGTATGAAGACGCACCAAAATAATCTTTATCAAGATCGTATTGAGAAGGATGCGTTGTCCATTGTGTGAAGTAAACGAGATCGTGGATATCACGCAGAAAGTTTGCAAAGCATCGCCACTGCTGATCAACAAACACGCCTTGTCCACCATACAGGTAATATTCAGGAATAGATGTGTCGTAGCATCGACGCATCATATTATACCAAAGATTATACGCAGTGTTATAATAAGATGGCCGTTCTTTATATTCACCTATACATCCCTGTCCAAACACTGTAATGTTATACGGGTCAGCAACCTGACCACGTCGTAGGTTTGAACGAAATGCTTCGACAAGAGAAGTTGTATTTTCAAATTGAACAAGGTATCGACTGTTCTTATTACCTTGTTGGGAAATTTTGCGAATGACAGTGAACCAATCACCTCTATTGTTTTGAAGTTTTTGACCTGTAAGGCCGTCCTCGTCAGTTGGTTCAAGAAGTTCGTTCGTTGGAGCAGTGAACGGAGCATCAACACCACCAGAACGTATTGAAATTTCAACGACATTATTCATCCAATCAACTGTCTCCCATTTACGCCATTGAAAACCATAAATTTTATTTAAGTGCCCTTCGGTCGCGGCCCATTCATCCCAGATCGACACCCCATTATCTTGCAGATACTTGATATTGCTGCTGCCAGACATCATCCACAGGAGCTCATGGATGATTGATTTTGTATGGACCTTTTTCGTTGTCAAAATCGGAATCGTGTTATCGCTCAAATCAAAACGCATCTGATAACCAAACACACCAATCGTATCAATACCGGTTCGATTTGGCTTCTGGACTCCGTTGGATAGAACATGATTGACACATTCTATGTATTTGATGTCATGAAATGCGGTCATTCTTCACCTGTGCTTGGTTGGACAATGAAAAGTACTCGCTCGGGAACCCACTTATGCCACAGTCCGTCCTTGTCGTTTTGAGGAGTGATCTCTACTAACATTTCCTCTTTCTTTGACTCTAAAGTCCGCTTTGCGGTGCGACCCGTCTTTCGCACTTCGACGTTTTCGTACACATAGGTAGTCATATGACTTTAATTCCCTGTGCTGCATAGCCAATTGTTGCTTCTTCAAGCACATCATTTTCGGGTGCTTGAAGATGTTTTTCGATGAACGTTCTGTCCTGTGTAAAGATCGGAATGTTGTCATCAGCCATAGCACGTGAACCGGACGAAAACATATTCCATTTAGGATCATTGTATACACACGATCCTCGTTTTTTCCATACATCAATATCATTCCAGTTGATGCCCTTTTGCAACATCAGCATGTCCTGGACTTCACTATTGTTTTTCCCATGCATCTCTTTCTGAGAGAAGAAAAAACGACCCAGCATTTGGACGCTGTTGCGTGATGCGTCTTGTTGTCGCCAGATGAAGTAATTTACGACTTCCTCTTTGGGGACGTTGTACACACGAGCATCAAACTGAGCATAGTCGCCCCAGTAGTCGAAGCTGACGATAGCTCTGTTCTGAAATTTTGAATTAAAAGCAACAGTAGCAATACTTGCAGAGATTGAAACAATTTTCTGCACATTTCCACCGAACCACTGTTGTGTTTCGTGCTTATCCCAATCACGCAACAGTAGAGAGATTTCATCGGATTGTGTGTAAGCAAGCACACAATTCTGAATGTTGTTGAGAAGGACGGCTGCTGTGTCAACCATCGAGTTGTGCATGATTTCGCTGAACGGACTTTGTTGTAGGCTGGTATCAACAACAAAACGGTCGGCAATCCCCATCAAAGCAGCAGTCTTTTCCTCATAGGGAACTAAACGCTTGGTAAACGTGTGGAATGCCCGTCCGTCAATACGGATGATCACAGGCGTTCGACGCAAAAGTGCGCCTTGGGTTGTGGCTTCGTACTCTTTCATACGATCGCCGAGAGTGGTTTTGTCTGTCATGGGTTTACCTCCTTCGAGATAGACAAAACATTCTCACATGGAACGGGTTGGTTGTCAAGGGGAAACCCAGTTGGACCCTCAAAGGCATAAATATCGCAGGAGGAAAACACTATGAGCGACTATGATCCAGAGCATGATTTCGATCGACGAAGCGATGTAGAAAGCCGTCTTGACGCTCTTGAAATCGCTCGGGCAACCCAAAATCTTCAGCTGAAACAGACGACTGAGGAGCTCAGTACGGGTAAAGTCAAGTTCCAGACAATTGTTGATGCTCTCCACGATCAGCGAATTGAAATTGAACTACTCAAAACAATGCGAGAAGACATTGTTCAGATCAAAGAATGCGTTACGAAACTGAAGACCGCCGAACTTGAACGGAGAGGTGTGTGGAAGGTTGTTGCTGTTGTTTCAGCTGTAATCACCTTCATCGTTCAGGGCTTGATTATGTACTTTACGTCGAAGTAATCTCTTCACACGCTACGATCCAATTCTTAACAAAATCGCTTCGAACGATGTCGTGATGTGTGAAGTGAATCACACTGAATTCTGGCATGCGTGAAACTACCTTGATATAATCTTCCATTCCGCTTGTATCGAGTTTGCTTTTTCGAAGATCTGTCTGTGGCAAGTCGCCTACAAAGATCATTCGAGAGTGAACACCCAACCGCGTCATAATTGAATTGATTTCGTGGAAGTTCATGTTCTGACCTTCGTCGACGATCACAATAGAGTGATCCCAAGTCAAACCACGAATGAAGGATGTCGTACAGAACACGACTCGTCCACCTGCCTTCATATCCTCGTAGGACGATTGACGGCCTAGAAAATCCGCAAACATCTCTTGGTACGGAAGCTCATATAACATGGACTTTTCTTCAAGTGTACCGGGTAGGAAGCCTTGATCTCGTGTCGGAACAGCTGATCGAACAATGATGATTTGATCGATTGGGCTATCCTCACGGAGGAGTTCGTTTAGGGCCAGATAGATGGCGATGTAGGTCTTACCGGTTCCAGCAGAGCCGTGGGCACAAATGTGTTTGCCGGCGAGAAAATCGTGAAAGAATTCGTTTTGTGTAGGTGTTAGTGGTTTAATGTGTCTCAAATCGTGCTTACTCCATTTCTTGCGATGAGGTCCATCTTCTATAGCTTTTCCATTAAGAATAAGTGCGCGGGACAATTCCGCGATCCGTTCATTCCGGACGGATTTTCGGCTTCTTTTGGACATAGTGAGCCTCCTTGGTAAGAAAGATACGGCGGGTTTACAGCAGGATGGAACTGCAGAAAAAACTTTGAACAAGTGCAATCAGTCATGTTTGTATTTATAATTCGCAGGGAAAAAGTCCCCTTTCCCTTTGTAAACAATGCTCACTTGTTCCAGTTGTCTTTTGCTCCCAAGGAATAAATATTACCAAAGCCAAGCTGAACAGCATAGTTCAGTGCAGCTCGTAAGTCTTCGTCGTCGTTTGTGTCGGCGAAAAAAATCAGTTGTGTGTTTTTGGGATGTTTTAGGAGAGACGAAATTTGTCGGAGCGAGATATTGATCGCACCCGGCAACGTGCCATCTCGAAACGAGGTCGGTGGACGAACGTCAATAAGAAGCCCACCTTTCTTTTCGATGAGCTTCTTTGCCTTCATTCCATTAATTTTTTGTCCAACAAACATCAATAGTCCAAATTGTCATGGGGAAAATCGGTCCCCCCAAATGCATAGCTTTCTTCAACCTTTGCTCTAGCATCACCACCCTCTAGGATTTTTCTTTCGGCATCAACATTTCGGTCAATTGTAGCTGTCGCATTGAATTGACGACCTTTGTTGCGAGCACGAAGCTTTGCTTGATTTGTTTCTAGGATTTGTTCCCACGATACACCAAGCGTATCGACCATGATAGCTTGATACCAGGCGAGATCACCAAGTTCTTCTTGGAGATTGACTGGGTCCATTTGGGGCCATGACTGTAGTTGTTTATGCATTACGTTAAGAAGCTCTGTGGCCTCTGTTGCGATGCCGATGATTGCGTGAAACAAGCGAGGATCAATAGGTTGCTTATAGTCTTCATTGCGGAGGGGCCGATATTCACCAGCACTGAGACGATTTGCATTTTCTGCGAGCAGCCCAACTTCATGATTCCATTTTTCAGGTGCAACAGGCTTTCCGTAGAAAACATTCTTTTTGACCATGTCAAGCAGATTTCCGGCGGAAATCATTGCTCCAAGAACTCGTGAGAGAATTACAGGATCGGCTTGAACTGCATCAATGCGACTTTCGGTTTCAATCGCACCTTGAACGTATTCTTGTAGATTCATTTTTATTGTTCTCCTTGGTTGTTCAACATTATAAGTTGTTCAAGCAAGGTTCACAACTTGAGCCATTTATCTTTGGAGCGGATACCGAGAGTCGAACTCGGGACTGGACCTTATTATAAGCACTTTGTCAAATGCTCATAGGCAAGGTTCCGTTTTACCACTAAACTATATCCGCCTAGTATGTTTCGAAAGAGGTTTGCAGTATTTACGATCTAACGTATAATGTCAACGGGATACATAAATATGGGTCAAAAGGACCAAACATGCGGTATCGAACGATTTGGTTGAGCGACATACATCTCGGCACTCGCGGCTGCCAAACAGAACAGCTTCTCGATTTCCTGAAGAGCAACGAAAGCGAATACCTCTTCCTTGTTGGTGATATAATTGATTTCTGGTCGCTAAAAAGAGTCCCATACTGGCCAAGGTCGCACAATACAATTGTTCAAAAAATTCTCCGTAAAGCTCGCAATGGTACCTCGGTGATTTTCATTCCAGGCAACCACGATGAAATTCTTCGAAACTATTTGAATCACTCTTTCGGCGACATTCGATTATTTGAAGAATACACACACGTGCTGGCTAATGGAATGAAGGTACATTGTTTGCACGGCGATATCTTTGATATCATCACAAAATATCATAAGTGGGTGGCCGTTCTTGGTGATGTTGCCTACGATTTTCTTTTGTGGCTAAATCGCAACTTTAATTGGTTCCGAAAAAAGCTCGGAATGGGCTACTGGTCGATTTCGGCCGCAATCAAACTTGCCGTCAAGCAAGCTGTGAGCTACATTAGTGATTTTGAAAACAGTGTGATTGAGTATGCAGAGATCAACAACGTTGAGGCGATCCTGTGTGGTCATATTCATCACGCTGAAATCCGACAAAGTGGAAAAGTTTTATACATTAACACAGGCGACTGGGTCGAGAGTTGTACGGCAATTGTCGAACACTTTGATGGTCGTTTAGAACTAATACGGTGGACAGATGAAGCAAAAGATATTGATAATAACTGATGCGTGGGAGCCACAGGTCAATGGTGTTGTTCGAACACTAAAGACAACAGTTCAACATCTAATTGAAAAAGACTATGATGTTTTTGTGATTCATCCTCAGATGTTCTGTAGTGTTCCGCTGCCGGGCTATAACGAAATTCGTTTATCACTCTTTCCTCGTCGAAGAGTCGGGAAACTGATCAAAGAATTTTGTCCGGATTATATCCACATTTCAACGGAAGGTCCTCTTGGTTGGGCTGCACGCAACTATTGCGTGAAGCATAAACTCGGCTTCTCAACCGCATATCACACAATGTTTCCAGAGTACGTTAACATTCGGTGGGGCCTACCAGCATCATGGGGCTACAGTGTTGTTCGTAAATTTCACAAGCCGGCGGGGCGAGTGATGGTTGCCACACAAGCATTGAAAGAACAACTTCAGCTTCATAGTTTCAAGAACTCATTTGGGGAGTGGACTCGGGGCGTCGATCATGAAATGTTCCACCCAAAACGTCGAACGGCGAGTGCTCGACCGTATGCTCTATATGTTGGTCGTGTGTCTCACGAAAAGAATCTCGAAGCATTTCTCTCGTTAGATCTTCCCGATCTCGACAAGATTGTTATTGGCAAGGGACCACATCTTGAAGCGTTGCGAGCGCGGTTTCCCAAGACGTTCTTTATTGGTGAGCGAAAAGGTGAGGAGCTTGCAACGTACTATGCGTCAGCAGAAGTATTTGTGTTTCCAAGCAAAACAGACACGTTTGGTCTTGTTATGATTGAATCGCTTGCTTCCGGAACACCTGTAGCTGCTTATGATGTAGCTAATACGAGGGCAATTCTGTATAAAACAACTGGAGCATGCGAAGAGGATCTTGGCGTAGCGATTACCAATGCTCGAAAGCTATCCAGAAATATGTGTAGGCTTGCAGGAACTACGTGGACGTGGCAACGTGCAACGGGGCAGTTTTTGGCGAACTTGGTTCCTGCCTATCCGTAAACAAAATTCCGTCGAGATGGTCAATCTCGTGTTGAATACAAGCGGCATCAAGACCCTTGAGAAATGTTGTGTGTTCTTCGCCCGACGATTCAAAAAATTTCACCCGAACCTCTTGAGCTCGTCTCACGTAGCAAAATTTACCAGGGGATGAAAGACAACCTTCGTAAGACAGTTGCTCACCAATCCGCTCGAGAATTTCAGGATTGACAAGAACGTATGGCCACTCAGCCGTTACGATAAGTCGAATTGATTTACCAACTTGTGGCGCTGCCAGTCCGATGCCATTATGCATGTACATTGTTGTGGCCATGTCAACTGCAAGATTCCATAGCTCGTCGTCGAACTCCGTCACAGGTTGTGCGACAAGACGGAGGATCGGATCAGTGTCAGGGAGCAAGGCTTCAATCACGGGGAGCGATTTTGAAAGGTGGGAGTTGTGACATCAATTTGTTGAATTCTTCATGAACACCGAGCATCTGAGCCAATTCAACAACGATAAGGACATTTTTCATATCGTCCTCGGCGTTCCCACAACGTTTGAAGTCACGAAGTAAAATCAAAGCAAGGGCGAGTTGTTCTCGCCCTGCTTCGTTCAGATCATTTAACGTCTTTGCCATTGATCTAGTGTGGCTTTGGCGGGTTGAGCAGACGTGAAATCGGCTTGACCTGCTTCAACAAGAATTCCATCTGATCCGCAAGAATGTTGCGATTCATAAGAATCAAGTATTCAGCGCGGTTCGGCGCATACGGCACGTAGAGCAACTTCATGTGAGCTTCTTCCGGAGTACGGTTGTCCTTCACCTTGTTGCAACCACCACAAGCAGTTACGACGTTTTCCCAACGGTCCTTACCACCACGCGAGCGCGGCGTCACGTGATCACGTGTCAAGTCTTCGTACTTGAACATGCCACCACAGTACGCACACATCTGATGGTCGCGACGGAAGAGGGCACGGTTGGTCAGCACTGGCGTGCGGTGAATGTGCGTATCAGCAACTTCACCAGCAACAGCAATGATGGAGTTCAGGTCCATAAACGAACGGTCGCCCGTTAGTCGTGAACGACCACCGTAGACAGTGTATCCGTCGGTACCGACTGCCCACGCAACGAGATCTTTCGCGTAGTAATACACGGCGTCTTCGTACGTAATCCAACGGCATGGATTTCCAGCCTTGTCGAGCTGGAGAATCAGCGGATGTTCAGCCATAATACACCTCCTCACTTGTTTCACAAGTATTTACGTGTGAATCTGTGGAACTGTACACAGAATATGTAATAAGGTCAACTAATTGTCTCTTCATTTTCTTTCTCCTGTAAAAGCTTGAATTTCCGAAGTGGTTTACGTTGTTGATCATACAAAGGCTGTGTGGCAATTGCCGTATTGCCTGTGTCATAATCTGGTTCGAAAAACAATTCAAATTCAATTCCATGTCGTCCAAGATATTGTGCAACATTCATTAGGTGGTGCTGATCCTTCACACCACACAGCACAATGTGCAATGGTTGTTCGGGTTTTTCGAATCGAAAGCTCGCTTCACTTGCTGCATGAGAAGCTTGCACGATTTGTTGTGGGTGCGACAAATCTTCTCGGACGAAAATATACATATATGGAATCTAGCTCATTTGTGTGCCTCCAAAACTGTAAGGATGTTTGTCCAATGTTCTTCGGTGAGTGTTTCACCATAGCGCATGCAGAACGGAACCGCCCAGCCATACTTCTGGCCTGACCTTTCGTGATGCTCACGCTGTGTTTTGCGATGTTTGATGTTGAATTTGAGATTGTTTACTGCGTACTCAAACGTACGCCATGGATTTTTATTGTAGTGGCTGTTGATTTTCTTTTCGTTCACGAATGGCGAAAACCCGCAACGTAAATCACGGCCTCGAATCAGATTGTAAAGAACGTGATCTTGCGTCGTGGCGATCTTACCACGCGAAAGTTGGCGGAATGCTTCTTGGTACTGCTTAAATTGCTGTTTGTCAGGAATGACGTAATTCATTTTGTAAACTCCTAGTCAATGGTTAAAGGTAAAAACCGCGGAAAATGCCGACTAGGGCGTTTACGGAGGGATCCTAGGTCTACAAACCTAGGTGAACGGGCGAATCTACCCGCGTTTGACTGGCTGAATCATTGTTTCTTTAGTCATGTGAAAATTCCTTTCGACGAAAGTATATATGTCTTGTCCCTCTTTGTCAACGAGGCCGATAAATATCTACATGAAACTCAACGAGATTACCCGCCGCGCCTTCTTGGGCGCCATTCTAGGAACCGCTGCAACAGTCGCAATGGGGCAGCCTCATCGTCCGTATGACCCGAACAACGATCCTTGGGATAAGCTTCATCAAGGTATGACATACGGAGAAGTTCACGCGTTGCTTGGTGAGCCGACCCGCATAAAAACATGGGGTGAAATAACGAACTGGGAATACGGGATGGCAACAGTTCGATTCTGGAAAGGCAAACTGACCGATTGGTCTTATCCTGGTGCTAAAAAGAATCGGGGTCCGTCGCATCCGAAGTAATCACGACCATGTCGTCGGTTCGAACATTGCGAACGAGTGCATGTGGTCTTGTGCCCTTAACAATGAAGCAGGTGCAATGACACTGTGGTCGAAACATACATCCTAGAATTTCAAGTGCTTTATCAACTGCTTCGTCAATTCTTTTGAAGGGGTGGGCTTGGTAATTCTTTCCAGTTGAGCGTTCTACACGAAAAAAGAAATCCATTGGATGGTCTCCTTATTGTTTTGCAATAGTTTAAATTGTTAAAACAGGTAAAACAACTACAAGAAAGATTTTATTTATGTTGCGTTAGGAATGACGGACTTAAGCGTGACATAACCCAACCAAACCCAGTTTTCAGCCGCAACACCTGTAACAGTAATTGCTAGAGCTTCATTGGTATTGTCGGCGGTAATATTTGCATCCGTGGTTGCATCAGACTCCGCCAGTACTGTTTTGGTTGGCGCGACGAGTAGTGTTGTATTATTTGCGTTGTCACGGAAAAGCACCCCGTCCGTAAACTTGTAAACAGCGTAATCATTATTAGCAACAGTTTGGCCTTGACCAATAACCACGGCGTCAAAATGCCACACCCTACTTGCCGAGATTGTAAGTCGAGCGCTGTCAAAGGTGCGTAGTTCCGATGGAGTTGCACTAGTCGTACGTAGACGCATTTGAACAACAGCTTCGTGCGAAGCAAAATCACCACCAGCAGCGCCAGTCGTTAGCTGACGCTCCACAGCGCTTCCAAACTCGGCGATACGAGCTGTGGCAGCACCTGTGCCAGTAAAGAAGGTTCGTGGTTGTGCGTTCGTAACGGTATAACCCATTGTAATGGCTTGTGATTCATTACTAATCGCCAAGGTACCAATAGCAATCGAATCACCCGCAGTTACGCCAGTTTCAGCACTTGGGCCTAAAGCAACAGAAAATTGACCACTTGCATTTGCGGAATTACCGATGGCCAGTGGCGATTGAATCCCATCTGCTACAGCACCAGCACCTATCGCTATTGCGCTTGGTCCGTCAATAATGGTACTTACTCCGATCGCAATGGAATTGGCTTCGCCGGTACCAGTCCCATTGGCGGATTTTCCGATTGCAATTATGTTTGTGCCCTGTGCGTTTGCACTACTACCTATAGTAATCGCTTCTATTCCATTTGAAGTAGCAGCAATACCAATTGCTATAGCTCCGAATTGGTTTGAGCCTGAACCTGTACCAATTGTGATTCCAAAGGTTGCATTTGACTGAGAATTTGGACCAATTACAACGCTATTCGTTGCTGTGCCAAATTGTCCTGCACTTGCACCAGTACCCCACACGACAGCGTCATCGGCTTGATTGATCGCTCCCGAGCCGATTGCAACTGCATTATTGCCTGACGCATTAGGTGGTGTCGCCGCAACAGGATTAGCATCGTAGAGTGCCGGGGAAACTGAAGACCATGACGGTGCAACGCCTGGGCCACCCGATACGATTGCTTGACCAGCCGTTCCCGATGCACCCTCGACCAACCACTCACCTGTTGAAAGAATAGTAAGTCTTGGCAAACCTGTAGTGGACAACGCAATACTAGCTCCAACTTCTAGTGTATCACCATTACCACCTGTGATTGTAACGATACCGTCAGTGCCACCACCAGAACCAGCTGTGATATTGATATCACCACCAGCCCCAGAAAGGCTTGTACCACCATTAATGTTGACAATACCAGCAGCACCCGGTCCTGATGAATTACCACCCGCAAGAGTAGTTATTCCTGCTGTTCCAACAAACGTGGCACCGGATGTTATATTGATACTGCCCGCATTAGTTCCAACACCATTTGTACCACCCGTTATATTAACGTCGCCTGGACTACCACTACCACCCGCAGTCCCCGTTGCTATATTAACATCACCGCTATTACCAGTACCAAAAGCACTTTGACCACTGGTTATGAAAACAGAACCCCCCTCGGCACTGTTTGGCGTACCAAAACCATCTCCTCCTGCGAGATACAGATCCCCACCAGTAAATCCAGAACCACTGGTAAGACCAGCTCGAAGGACAGCATAAGCTCCATTCATACCAAATGAATCTGCTGCCACAAGAAGAACACCCGTACCTGGAGATACTGCAAAGTTTCCAAACAACGAAAGGGCGCCATTTATTGGATCGAATGTAAAGTTTGGTGAACTATCAATACCAGCGCCCGTTCCGTATACGATTTGGTTTGCTGGTTCCGCTGGTGTTGGTGCGACGGTATTAATCCAATTCGTTCCATTGAATGACAAGAATTGGCCTGATGATGGTGCTGTGAGAACAACATCTTGAAGTTGATCCAAAGAAATACCACTCTCGCCTTCAACAAACAACACACTGAAGTGATCTACGTCTAGCGTTGCACCAACACCACTTGTTGCACCTTTTGATACTTGTGCAATCGGAGCACCTGAGCCACCAGGAAGATTCGTTGAGATTGTATGAACGAGAATACCATTGTTATAGAACTGCCAGCTTGCACCTGTATTGACGGCACGGAGAGGTCCGGCGATGATAAAGGCTGGACCTGTTGTCTGGCCGCCTCCATTACTACAAAAAGGAACTGCAGTCGTTGTCGTGATCATCCAGCCAACGGCATCTATGTAGCTCGGTGAGCCGCTGTCAGCAATCATTATCAATCCATTATCACCTGGTCCTGCGGATGTGATTGCAGCTATCCACGAAAATTCGTCAACGCTTGTAAAATTGATTGGTGTTGGAAGTAAACCACCAGCAGAAATGCCTGTTGAATGACCACCCGTGATTCCAGTGGTAATTCGCACTGCACCAAACGAAGCATTCGCAACGTTCGTAACAGTTCCGCTTCCGACTGCATTGAAAAGTGTCCAACCTAGACCCGTTCCTGTTACGAAATCATCAAACAAACCACGAGTTGCTGTGTCAAATGGTACGGCCACGTGAAATCTCCCGAAATGTGTAAATATTTATCGTTTTCGAGGAGAAACTACTGAAGTTCAGTATCAAGAAAAGCCAGCAGGGTTTTTGCTTCTCGAAAACTCATCCGTAATAGTCGATACTCACATTGCCGGGCGAATTGTGTTTTTGTTTCATCATGAATCTTGAATCTTTCAAACCGATTGTTCTTATGAAAGAGGGGGGATTGCTTGAAGTGTTGCTCACCATCATATTCCAATAACAAATTTTTGGAAGGAATGTAGAAATCGAAAACAAGCTTTCGGTTTGTGAATGGTGATCGACAATTGTCGAATTTCTTTTGACGGATAAAGACAATATTGCGTTCGGTAAGTGCCTTGGCAATGCGTTCCTCAACAAATGATCCCTTTGACGAACAGGTAGGGCAGGCTTGACCGGTGAGATGTTTTTCGGCTCGAGCAATACGAAACAATCCGTGTGTGGGACAAAGAATTTCAATCGGCTTATGACTTGCAATATAACAAACGTTTGTGTAATCATAAACCTTTCCGTGTATCACTTCCGCTCGCTGTTGAAATTCTTTTTTCGTCAACACCGTCCTTTCTCGATTTCGTTTTGCTTTTGCAAGACGTTCACATTGTGGACAGCCTTGTTTGTGTGATGTGTGATTGTTTGGTCTTTGAGAGAATGATCCGTGTTGTTTACAAATAATCTCAATCTTTGTAGCGGCATTTTTGTAAATAACACGCGAATAATCATAATGCTGACCGTGCACTTTTCGCGCCTTGTTTATAAAAAGAGTTGTATTGAGTCTCATATGTTCATATTTAGGAGGAGCTACAAACTATGTCAAATTTCGATGTTGCAATAGAAGTCATTCTCAAAAACGAGGGGGGATTCGTGAATCACCCCAATGATCCAGGTGGAGCAACCTCCTATGGTATCAGCCTACGATTTTTGGCCGAACATCCAGAGCTTGGGGATTTTGATTTAGACGGTGATGTAGATATTGAAGATATTGCGAATATGACACGTGAACAAGCGATCGAAATTTACCGTATCTGTTGGTGGGACCAATATGGCTACGGGCGCATCATTGACCAAACAATTGCTACAAAGGTCTTTGATCATTCTGTGAACATGGGTGCAAAACGAGCTCACATTCTTCTCCAGACAGCGTTAAACAAAGCATTTGGTTTGAACCTATCAGTTGATGGTGTTTTGGGCAATGCGTCTTGTAATGCGATCAATCATTGCCTAGATGGCGACCAAGAACAGATACTGTTGTCAGCATATTGCGAAGAGATTTGGGGCTTTTATTCACGCCTTATCGCTGGTAATCCGAAGTTTAAAGTGTTCGAAAGAGGTTGGAAGCGACGAGCGTTTGAACTCTGCGGAGCAAATGAATTAGGTTGACCTTTGACCCCTTTTAGGAGATGGTAATGGAACTTGTACGCTATGTTGTGGCTTTTGCACTTGAAAACCCATATACTTTTGGAGCAATACTATTTGTTATTGGTGGTTTGATTGCCGCCTTTACTGCCAAATGAGTTAACATGAAACTCCGGATTTTTTCCGATTTGCACATTGAATTTACCGATTATCATTTCGAGAAGCTCGATGATGATAAAGAGACTATTTGTATCCTTGCTGGCGATATTGGTGTTCCGTTGAATCGACCGGGCGAGCCGAGTCCATTAATGGCGTTCCTTGGTCGTGCTAGTGAACAATTCAAACGTGTTCTGTATGTTGTTGGCAACCATGAATACTATCATGGCTGGTTTCCAGCAACTCGACGACATATTGCTGAGGACATTGAAGATGCTAAATTTGGCAACGTGATCCTTCTCGAGGATGCAATGCATGTTGAAGACAACGTTGCATTCATTGGTGCTACACTATGGACATACTTGAATCCAATTGGTGCTCATCACGCAATGGCTTACATGAATGACTTTCGCATCATCAAGAAACAGGACGGAGCTCTTGTTCGTCGTTTCCGTCCGGAAGATGCGAATATTGTCCATGAAACTTCGAAGCATTTTATCAAGACTGCGGCTCAGTTGGCACACGAGAATGGTCAGAAGGTTGTTGTGATCACTCATCATGGCCCTTCGTACCAGTCTGTTCATGCTCGCTATAAAGACAGCATGATGAATGATGCATTCGTTTCGAATCTGGAACCACTGATTGAAACAATTCATCCTGTTTTGTGGATTCATGGTCATGTGCACGATCCATTCGATTACATGGTCGATGAGACTCGTGTAATTGCGAATCCTCGTGGCTACCCACAAGAGCAGATTCGTTCGAGAGCTGAAAAACGCCACGACCCTCTTTTGGCCGTAGAAGTCTAGGCCGAGTTTATCTACACAAGCATAAATAGCTGAAATATGGAGAGAACCCATGAGTAAGCTACTTGAAGAAATGCGTAAATTTGCTGGTATTCCTGTTGCGGCGCCGCCAGAAGGATTAAAGCGTCTTCCACCAATTAAACTCACGGAAGAAGATGTTTCAGCCGAACACATTGCGAAGGAGCGTGAAGTGTTTAACGCTTGCATCAAGTCTTGCGAAGAAATCCTCAAGATGTGTGAGGCCCGCCTGAAAGAAAAAGGCCTAAGCGATGAACACCGCAAACAATACACAGAGATGTGTGCTTGCACAAAAGAACACGTCGCAGGGCTGAAAAAGCACCTCGCAAGTTATAAGTAGGTCATCCTATGAAGCTGGAAACGCTTCACAATCAAACACGAGATGCGCTGGACTTCCGCTATCACCATCTTTATGGACAACTAATGTCTTGTACAAACAAATGCGAGCGGATTATGTGAAAGAATATGACGAGTGGCCTGAGATGTTTACTTCAGACACGTTCGGTCGCGTGCGTTATCCTATCATTGTTGAAAGAAAATTTGGTCAAGCAACCAAACGTGTTGGTGAGTGGGAAGACAAAGAGAAAGAGAAAGAGAAACTGAATCTCGGTATTTCATCAGAAGGATTTCATATTTGGTTGGATTGGCCCGGGCATGAAAAATTTCAGCCATTAGTTGTGCAATTAACAAAAATCGTCCAAGCCACGGTTGAGCATGGAATTGTAGCCGATAATCCTTCTTCGTGGTGGGAGAAGTTACTAAACTGGTAACCAATAAATACATATGTTGACCTTTTACGATTGCTTATCGTAGAATGGCCATAGGTGGAGGGATAGACCCTCAACCACTAATTTTGGAAGGATTTTCCAAATGCCTACGTATCAATACGACTACATTGTTTTCATTGGCCGATTTCAGCCATTCCATAACGGACACAAATATGCCCTTGATCGAGCTCTAACACTTGCTGAGCGAGTGATTGTGTTTGTTGGTAGTGCCTTTCAGCCTCGTACAATCAAGAATCCGTTCACGGCTGAAGAGCGTATCGAAATGCTTCATTCCGTATATCCGGACAACAAACAACTTATTTCTCTACCTATTCGCGATCAACTGTACAACGATCAGCGCTGGATTGCGGAGATTCAGGAGAAGACGCGTACCGTGATCGCCGCTGCTGGTTGGCGCCCGGGCCCAACGAAAATTGGAATCACGGGGTTCAGCAAAGACGAAAGTTCATATTATCTCGATCTGTTCCCCCAGTGGGAATCTGTTCCGCATGAACCAATCGATATGATCAATGCGACCGACATTCGGCGATTGCTGTTTGAAGGAATCAGCGCCTCGTTCGTTAAGAGTACGATGCCTGAAGTTGTTTTCGACTATGTGTCGAAATTCAAGAATTCAGACGACTTCAAACAACTGCGTCGTGAGTACGACTTTATCAAGCAGTATAAGGCTGCTTGGAGTGTTGCTCCATATGCGCCAACCTTTCTTACCGTCGATGCAGGTGTTATTCAGTCGGGACACATTCTGCTCGTTCAACGCAAAGCGTCTCCAGGGGAGGGATTGTGGGCTCTGCCGGGTGGTTTTGTTAATCAGAACGAAACGATTGTTGATGCGATGGTTCGTGAGCTTCGCGAAGAGACTAAACTTAAGGTTCCTGCTCCCGTGTTGAAGGGTTCGATCAAAGCAATGAAAGTATTCGATCATCCTGATCGTTCTTTGCGTGGACGAACTATTACTCATGCACACCTGATCGAGCTGCCGGCAGGTCCGCTACCTGCTGTCAAAGGTGGTGATGACGCAAAGAAAGCAAAATGGTTTCCGATCAGTGAAATCCGGAGTGAAAATCTTTTCGAGGATCACTATGACATTATTCAGTACTTTTTGGGCCAAGTGTAAGCCAACCCTTTGGTGGGAGTGGTTGCCCGGACGACAAACGAACGGGGCGTATTACAAAATGCGTTTGTGGCAGTCCAAGTGGCCCTTCATGCATGACGTATGGTTGATTCATTATCCGGAAGGCTCATACATTCCTCCTCATATTGATGAGGTTGATAGATATCGACACTATCGGTTGAATATTGTTCTCCGCGAGGCTGTTGAAGGTGGAGATTTTGAGCCCTCTGGCCTGATGCAACCTTTTATTAACACCCGTCGGGTGAAATTCTTTCGGCCTGATCGAATCGTGCATGGCGTAAAGAAGATCGTTAAAGGTACTCGATTAGTGTTGAGTATTGGATGGGCGTTGAAAAAGAAACGACCGGGGCCACCATGGTGAAAAACCTCAGTGCAACTCCAGACGGATGTAGTGATTACGCCTGGCAGAGGTACAATTATTTTTGTGACCGATTGGTGGATTTGCATAACACTTGTGTGTTTGCTTTTGAAAAGAAGTATGGATTTAGGCTCGCAGACCTTGAAAGAGGCAACGAATTTCCTTTGCGGATGACAGATTTCGCTGTTATTGAAGTTATTGCTGTGCTAGACTCCTCGACGAACTTGAGTAGAGATTGCCCCATGCGTGTGTGGACGGAGTGGACATTTGCTGAGGACCTGCTTAGAATGATCGATGAAGTGAATAACTCATCAAGGGGTCTCTATAATGAAAGAAAACAAAAGACTAAAGGGAGCTAATCTTTTGACACTGGCCGCAACGAAACACTTGAGCAGGCGATAAAACTTGACTTGATGCTCTTGCAATTGTTCGATCGACACAATATTCCGTACAGAACATTTCGCGTCAACGAAGAAATCGAGAAGCAAGTGTTTGACTACATCTGGGAAAGGTTTGAACGCGTTTCAGCCGTAAGTTGACTTTTGCGGTTCGACCATATATAGTTAACCCTTACAATTGCGGGTTAGAGCAGAAGTAGCTCGCCTGGCTCATAACCAGGAGGCCGTGGCGTGCAATTCCCACACCCGCTACCAATCAGTTGCGCAGGTTAGTGATACTTCATCACTCGTGCGAACTAGAGAGGCAACTCTTTAGCGTGTGCCGAACACGTGAGTTAGTAGTCGCAAGGCGAAAGCAGAAGGTCAGTGGTAGTGCTGTTCACTATCCCCTTCAGGAGGGAGAGAATGATTATGCTCTGGAAATCAGGGCCGTGGCTGACACGTTATAAGCGGCTTGGGGTACAGAAATAATTCTGGATCACAAAGCGACGGCACTAGCCGACCTATACTCTGATTGAATTTTTTTGAGAAATATGCCAACAGTCCATCTAAATCCAGAACGACAATCTCTCAAAGATGTCGAAATTGCTCTCCGCAAGCTGAAGAAGCTTGTCGAAAAATGTGGGACATTGAAAAAGCTTCATGAGAAGGAATTTCATGAGCGTGCCGGTGTCAAACGCAATCGTAAACGTGCTGCTGCCATTATGCGGTGGCGTCGAGAAACCCAAAAGCACCAACTCCCGCCAAAACTTTACTGATGGCCTCCAATCCTGATATCTTGTTTGCCAATTATCGTATTGGTGATGACTTGTGGAGAGATCGTCCGGTCGAGGATCGTATTAAACACCTCGAAGAGCAACTCAAGAAAGTTTTGCTCCAGCGAGAACATTTCCGAAGAAATTCGGAACCATCTGTAGACGCCAACGAGAAAGTTCTTCGAAGTGCTAGCTGGTTGTGGGCTAAACAATCAAATCAATCAACTGCATTTCCAGCGGTACACCATCCGTTCTATCTTTGGCGTGGTGATATGTGTGTCCTTATTTGTCACCAAAACATCATTAATGCTGTGCAAGGACGAGCTCGTGAAGCATGGGAAGAGGAGTGTCAGCGAGCACTTGAAAAAGAACAGGGAAGGAAAAATCGGGAGGAAAAATGTGTCGATTCGTAGTGTATCATGGTCATCCAGTATTGATTGCGGATCTGCTTTACAGACCTAAGCATGGTCTGGTTGAACAGAGCATGCGATCCGAACAAAGCTTTCAAAGCTACAATGCTGATGGTTTTGGGATTGGCTTTTATACAGAAGGGTTTCCGAACCCCTGCGTGATTCGTTCAACGACACCCGCCTGGGCAAATACAGGTTTACAGGAGTTGTCGAATCGAGTCTATTCGACACGAATCTTCGGCCACGTTCGAGCCGCCTCACCGGGACTCGAAGTGCAAACAACAAACTGCCATCCATTTACAGCAGGTCGGTATCAGTTTATGCACAATGGAGCGATTGGTGATTTCCGTAAAGTGAAACGCCAAATCCAAAATGCACTGTCAGACGTGGGAATGTATTCGCGGTTCAACTGACACGGAACATGCATTTGGCTTGTTCTTACACGGTGTTGGTAGTCTTGACAAGAGACTGAGTACAAGTGAGATGCGCACCCTGCTCGTGATGACAATTGCAACACTAGTCCATATTGCTCAACTGCAAAAGAATCCACTGACATTGAACTTCGCAGTTTCGGACGGCTACTCAACAGTTGTCTCTCGCTTTGCTGCCAATGCTGAACAATCGCCAACATTGTACTATTCTTCTGGACAAAGATACGTACTGAATGGAAATGACTGCGACATGATCCCATCATCTAACGGACACACAGGAGCAACGCTAATCGCGAGCGAACCTATCACGCGGCAACCTAATGAGTGGACTTTGGTTCCTCAAAACCACACGGTTTCTGTAGATCCAGACGGAATGTGCTCTGTTGAAAAAATCACCATATAATACTGAAATGTTGGAGAGTGGGAGGGGACAGATTTGTAAGGGGAAAAACCGACCCCTTTCTGGAATATAAATACAAGATTACGTAATAGGCTTCGAGAGTTGGACATTGTGTCGAATTCTCAACTAACTGACTTTAATTAAAGGGATCTTAGTCAGTGATCCGTTAGAAAGAGGAATGCTATGATGTATGGAAATAAATTGGCAATTGCAGTAAAACATAACGGCAAAGTCCTTCGTGAATTCAATAAGGACACAGTCTATCTGCCCTTCGGTGCAGAATATTCAATCTTCATCAAAAACCTCGACACAGTTCGTGCGTCTGTCAAAGTAATGATCGATGGTAAAGACATCGGTGATGGCACAACGTTCGTTGTCAATGGTAGTAGCTCGATCGAACTCGAGCGATTCCTTCGGGCGGGCAACCTGAATGAAGGAAATCGTTTCAAGTTTATTGAGCGAACGGCGTCGGTTGAAAACCATCGTGGTGTTGGTGGTGAGGATGGCCTAGTGGTGATTGAGTATCAATTTGAGAAACGAGTTCCGAAAGTGGAGTACGTTGATCATCACATCTATCATCGTTATCACGATCATTGGTTGCTACCACGACATCGCAGACCGTATTGGTATGGAGATGACACATACACTGTGTGCAACTCCGGCGACTCGTACGGCCTATCTGGTGGTGTTTCGAGTAATACGGTCGGCAGCACTGTCTCAGATTCGTTGTTGAACACAGAGCCCAAAGTGCAAATGAAAGGCAAGAAGCAAGCAATGCGTGCTCATTCAATAAATCTTGCGCATGTTGAGCCACAAGCAACGCTGATCAACGATGCTGGTATTACGGTGGCTGGTTCCAAATCAGACCAACAGTTTCATCAATCTGCTTGGTTTGCAACCGAAACGGAAAAGTTCAGTCTTGTCCTGAAACTTCTCGGTCAAGTTGAAAGTGGTCGCGCTGTTCGTACAGCAATCACTGTGAAACACAAACAGAAGTGTGATACGTGTGGTCATGTGAATAAGGCAAATGCCAAATTCTGTGCTAATTGTGGCACGGCACTCGAGCTAGTGTAAGTATGCTGGGGGCTACTAAAGGGTAGCCCCCAGTCTCCCATAAATATCGTCTGCATTTAGGAGTTTATCATGGCAGACGAACAAAACGAGTGTAGCACAGGCGCAACCGAAGGTGAGTTGCAATTTGTCTCGGAAAAAGTTGACAAGGTTGAACGAGATCTCAAGGAAGAATTGGGCAAAATTTCATTCGAGAGCTTGTTTGGCAGGTGGGTTAGTAGCCACGTAATGACCGTCAGTGTCAGCACCATTGCTACCGTTCTTGGCTTTGTTGGCACGATCTTTGTTGGTTCCTTCTGGGTGAGTGATCGTTTTGTAGAAGCTGCTGAACTCGATAAAGCCACACAGCAAATTCAGCGTGATCTAACCAAGTTTC